GTGGATGTCATTGTTATTAATGGCAAAGGGGAATCAAGCAGAAAACTGCCAGCTGCAGATCTGCCAGAAGTCATTAGCTCTTATGAGCAATTGAAAGGAAAACTAAATGAAGCTAGTCGCATGGTATCCAGAGGGGCTACTAGCCCCAGCAGAACTGACATCGGTGTTAGTGCCCCAGGGGAAGGTGGACTACAAAATGTGGGTAGAGGCGCTGTCGGAGAGGGTGAGCGAGTTAGCGCAGAAGGAAAGCAACCCAGAACAGGCGAGCCTGTCAGCGAGCGAGTTTCTGGAGCTTCCACCAGAGAGCGACCCATTTCAGATAGGGGAGAACCTAGTAAAAAACAACCTGAATCTGATAACCTTCCTAACGTTGTCAAACCAGTTGGAGAAGGACCCGTATCAAGGGGAGGCGAAAGAGTCGAACCCAGTGGCAGAACAAGCGCTGAAGAGCGTAAATCTGAAAGAGTGGGTGAGCCTAGCGAACGACCAAGTGAGCGTGTCAAGTCTACAATAACAGAACGCAGGGGCCTTGAAAAAGAAACCGCATTACAGGTTACTTACAATCCTGCATCTAAGGCAACTTCAGTTGGAACTTTAGTTCCAATTGCAATGCGCCCATATATTGATAAAGCTTTAAAAGACTTACAAGAGAAAAAAGGAAACATTGATGAGTATGTTTCTAAAAATCTAGGGTTAAGCCTTCAAGAAGCAATGGATCAACTTTCAGCAGAACAGATTGATTCTCTTGGTTTATCAATAATGAACGCTGAAAAAGGTAGTGGATTTATTATTGCTGACCAAACAGGTATTGGTAAGGGCCGTGCTGTTGCATCCATGATTAAGTATGCAATTGAAAACGGAAAGATTCCAATATTTGTTACACAAAATATTAGCTTATATGCAGATATGATCCGTGATTTGGATGATATTGGTATGACTGAAGAACTTGGATTAAATACCAACAATCCAAAAATCTTAATTACAAACCACGACAAAAAGGTTCCATATGTTTTGACTCGCATGGTAAATGGTGAGCCAGAAGAAACTGAATACACATTAAAAGCTCCTTATTCCGATAAAGCAGCTTTTGACAAAATGCTTAATCAAATGATTAAGGATGAAAATATTGGCAGATATAAAGTTATTTTTAGTCTTTATAGCCAAGCGCAAAACGTAGATAAAAAGCCTACAGAACGTCAAAAATTCTTGCGTACTTTTGGTGCTGACAATTACATTATTTTAGATGAAAGCCATACAGCTGGTGGCGAAACAGAAGAAAAATCTAAAAAAACTACAGCTCCCGAAGGAGAGGAAACTGTTGCAGGAAGAGCAACTTTCTTTAGAAATTTAGTTAATAATTCTTTTGGATCGTTTTTTTCATCAGCTACCTATGCAACACGACCAGAGATAATGAGTTTGTACTCTAGTACAAACATGAAGTTGGCAGTTGATGACATAAAAGATTTATCTTCTGCCATTAAGCACGGTGGCATACCAATGCAACAGATTGTTGCAAATATGCTTGTTCAAGACGGTCAAATGATTCGAAGAGAAAGATCATTTGCTGGAATCAATTACAGCACAGCTGATGCCGTAGTAAACAAAGAAGTAGCAGAAAATATGGCTACTGCTATGAGTAACATACTTTCTTTTTCTAGAGCAAAACGCAAGGCAATTAAAAACCTCAAAGATGAATTAGATAGATCTGGAGCAGTAGCTAGAGAAGTTGGCGGAGAAAAAGCGCAAGTTACCTCTTCAAATTTTGGATCAATCATGCACAATTTGATTGACCAAATGTTATTGTCACTAAAAGTTAAAGATGCCGTAAATATGGCAATTGAAAACATTAAAAATGGTGAAAAAGTTGTTTTAACAGTGTCCAATACAATGGGTTCATTCTTAAAAGATTTTGCAGCGGACAATAATATTAAAACTGGAGATGAAATTAATATTTCGTTTTCTGATTTATACGTTCGTTTTCTTGAAAAACAACGTGAGATTTCTGTAAAAGCTCCTGGGGAAAAGATTGGAAAAAAACGTAGATTGACAGACGAAGAGCTTGGACCAGAAATACTGTCGATGTTTAATGCAATTAAACAAAAAATTCTTAATTCAAATTTTGGTTCAGCGCCAATATCACCCATTGACTATATGCACAATGAGCTAAATAAAGCTGGTTACAAAACTGCTGAAATTACAGGAAGAACTCTTGTTATTGATTCTTCTTCTGGTGTTCCATTGCTGGCATCAAGAATATCTACTCCAAAACAAAAATTTTCAGCCATTAAGGGCTTTAACAATAGCGATACTGACGTAATCATTCTTAACCAAGCTGGCTCTACTGGTATCTCTTTACACGCATCAGAAAAGTTTAAGAAAAAGAACAAGCGTCATATGATTATTGTTCAGGCTGAGAAAAACATTGATATTCACAGCCAAATGTTAGGCCGAATTAATAGGACTGGTCAGGTTGTATTACCAGAATACACGCAGTTAATGGCTGATATTCCTGCTGAGATGCGCCCAGCTGCTGTATTGCTTAAAAAGATGGCATCTCTTAGCGCCAATACTACTGCTTCCCGCAAGTCTTCAGTAACTGCTGAAGGCGTAGTGGACTTTATGAATGACTACGGTGGTCAGGTAGCCCAAGAATTTTTAAGTGATAACCCAGAAATATTAAGTGATCTTGGTGGATCTGATGTATTAAAAATAAAAGAAAATTCAGAAGAGGCTAATGAAGAAGATATTCGCAAGCTAACTGGATACATACCAATTCTTCCACTGAAAAAACAAGAAGAGGTATATGCGGACATTATTGAAAGATACAATGAATTGATTGAGCGTGAAGACAGCATGGGAACCAATAAGTTGGAAGCCAAAGCTGTTGACCTTCAAGCTCAAACATTATCTTCAAAACCAATTACTGAAGATAAAGGCGTAGATTCTATATTTTCTTCTCCCGCCTATATGGAACAAGTAGAGGTTAAACGTACTGTCAAACCATACACCAAAGATGAATTAACAGAAATTGCCAAGAAAAACCTTGGAGATAAACAATCATCTCAATTGGCTGAAGATATGGTTCGTGATTTGTCTGAAAGATACAAAGTGTATTTTGATGAAAGAATTGCCAAAATATCCGAAGATAATCTAGACCCAGTTAAAGTTGAAACTATGCGTGGTCAACTTAACATCGGTTACAACCATGTAAAAACTATTCTTAATAATTACAGAGTAGGTCTATCGGTTACCATCAAAGATGAAAATGGCGTACCGTTTTATGGTGTAATTCTTGATATTGCTAATAACAAACGTACTGCAAACCCTGCGGCTGGCTCTGATTGGAAAATGCAATTTGGTATTGCCAATGGTGATTCTAAGAGTTTAACTTTTAATTTTTCTCAAATAGGAAAACGTTATTCAATAGAAAAAACAGGTTACGGAACAATTTTCAATTATGAAAATCAACAATTTGAAGAAACCAAAATTGTTGATATGTTTGACCGTGGCGCAAATGAGCGTACTGAAAAACGCTGGATGGTAACAGGAAATATCTTGGCTGGCTATGCTCAATACCCAGGTCAAATTATTACTTACACCAAAAAAGATGGTTCAGACAGTCAGGGCGTGTTACAGCCTCGTACATTTGACTTTGCCAAAGCCGAAAAAGAAGCCCCAGTAAAACTAAAAACTGCCGATGATGCTATGAAGTTCCTCAATGAAATTGGCGGGGAAATGGGAACTAAAGATGGTGTTCTGCGAATCCATAAACGTGGAAACCAAACAATATTTACTGTTCCAGCATCTAAAAAAGTAGGTGGTACATTCTTTTTAGACCCACAATTAACCAATGCTCTAGGCCAAGATTTTTATAAACGTGGTTCAGACATGACTGTGTATGTCTATGATGAAGAAAAAGCTAAGGCAGCCATTGATTATGTAATTAACGAAAGAGAGCTGGGTTTAGTAGCGCTCACTAGAACCGATAAGGCTCGTGAGATGTTTGCGCCTACGCCTCCAATCAAGAGTATGTCTCCAATCTCAAATCAAAATGAGAACCGTGAGATTGTGATTGAGAAGGTTAACTCCATGAAGGAGAAGGCTAAGTACTCTCCAACAGGATTAAAGGCAGATGAGTTAGTTAGCTGGGCTAATAATGCTCGTAATCTTGGCTCTATTAATGATGAAGTGTTCAATGTAATTGATTACTTGGCTAAGAAGAGTCCTAATGTACTAAATGGTTTAAAGCTTCAGATTCGCCCAGAGTCCTTGAATCCAAACTCTAATTTTGAAACTGCTGGCGAAATGATAGATAACATTGTTGCCTTGTATTCTGGCACTAAAGGGGTAACTAACCCAGCTACCCTGCGTCATGAGTTAACCCACGCCCTAGAGATGGCGATGTCTAAAGAAGCCAAAGAGAAGCTTGTGGGAGACTGGCGCAAGAAGTTAGATGCTCAAGAGGCAGCTGAGAAGACAGATGAAGGTAATCAATTCTTTAAAGCTGTTCGTGCGTTCTTGGCAATACCGTCTGAAAGCCGTTTTGAAGATGCGGTTCGTGCCATTCCTGAAGGCCAGTATGAGAAGTACTACCAGCTGATTTCCCCATCAGAGTTCTGGGCTATTAACGCAGAGCCAATGATGAAGGCTTTCCTTGGCGGTGCATGGAAGCGGTTCCAAAACTTTGTTAAAGGGCTGTTTGAGGCGCTTAAAAACGTTATTGGCATGGATAACAAAAATGACATTCATCGCCTGTTTAATGACGTAATTAACAAACCTAAGATTTCCAAAGAGACGTTGAATGACTACATTAATGCAACAGCTCCGAAGAAATCTATTGCCCCCAAAGACGAATCTGATATTAATGAATTATTAATTAAACATAAACGCAATCATACCCCTGTAGAGATGGATCAAGGCTTATTAGATAAAGTAATGGGCATTGTTGATGTAAATAAGATTCGCAATATGAGCCTTAAAGATGGTTTATTGACTGTTCCAAAGGCTGTTGGCCAAGTTGATCGTGGCCTTACTTATGTTCTTAATAAGTATGTGTGGTTTGGAAAAGGCTTAGAAAGTGCAGATATTGATCGCTATGAAGGACAGCTGCGTGACGGAAACAATCGAGCAATAGCATCTATTGCAGTAACCTATGCGCTTAGAGGTGGCCACGTTGGAGCACGAGTTTTGCAACAGGGCGCATTTGTTTTTGATCCAGTGTTTCAATCATTTAGAGCACAAAAGTCTAAGTTCTCAATGACTAATGTATTCCAAGCTGAATCAGCGCTTATAAAACGATTAAAAAAAGAAGGAAAACCTAATCCAGCTCAAAAAGCAGCTGATATTACTAATGAATATTTAGAGGCAAAACGCTCTAAGTCAATTATCAATGAATACTTGGCCCGTCAACAAACTTATCAAGATTCCATAGATTCTGGCGAAAACGTAGAAATTGCAGCCAAACAACTTAAAGACATTGAGAAAGCATTTGGCAAAATTACGCAATCTGATGAGGCTATTGAAGATTTTTCTCAACTAGATAAAGTTCATCCAGAGCTTAAAACTATTATGGAAAACTGGACTAATGTTAACCGTAATCAGCTTGATATGCAGTTGTTCTCTGGATTAATTAGTAAAGCTCGTCATAAACAATTAAAAGGAATTAAAGACTATGTGCCTTGGCAACGCATTATGGATGACATGGAAGACTTGCATACACAACCAGTAAAGAAAAATGTTCGTGGCCTTACTAATGTAGCCCAGCCAAGAGCATTTCCATTAGGAAAAGCAACTCGCCAAGTAGACAATATTTTGCACAATATGTGCGAAAACGTAATAACAATGTCTAAAAATGCTTCAAGAAATTATGCTGCCAACCGTGTAGCCCAAGAATATGCAACCCGCAACCAGCGCAACCGCATTAAGGTCTTCCCTAAAGAAGGAGTAATGAATGACGGTTCAGTGCGAATAAATATTGTAATGAATGGTCGTAGGGTAATTGTAGAGTTTCAAGATCCATTAATTGCAGAATCAGTTCTAGGTCTTGAAAGCATTGATATTCCTGTGCATGATGCTATGGCTTTTATTGCCAATGGATTGCGTAGATCTGTAACTATTAATCCAATATTTCAAGTTCGCCAAATGTGGATGGATTCTAAAACAGCTGCATTAGTTTCTGGTCTTAAAAACCCAGCAATGGTTTGGGCTGAAACATTTAATGGCTTTATCCAGTCTTTGCGCCCAAATGACCCAATTGTTAATATGATGAAAGATTTTGGTGTAGGCGGGTATCAATCTTATGCTAGAAGCCCAGAAAAAGAATTGAAACTAGAAATTGGAATTATGAATCATTCTAATTTTAATTCTTTAATTAAAAAATTAGATTTTTTTGGTGATGCATCAGATTATTCTCAACGTAGGGCAACTTACAAACGTGTTTTAAAAGAGACTAAAGATCCAATGCAAGCATTATTGCAAGCCAATAATGTAATTGACTTTTTAAAACGTGGAAGTTCAAAGCAAGCCCAGTTCTTTAGCCGTAACGTATCTTTTATGAACGCTTACGCCCAACAAATTAACGTGCTTGCTCAGGCATTGTCTGGAGGAGGACTAAAAGGTCAAAGTAGGGCTAGAGCTTTTGGAATGATGGTTTGGGCAATGTCTATGTTGGCATCAACTTCAATTCTTTATACCCTTGCGGTTGGCGATGATGATGAATACCAACAGCTTGATGACAGTACAAAGATGCGTAATTACTTTATTCCTAAGTCTGTTTTTGGCAAGAGCTTGCTTGTTCCAATGAATACTTCTGCTGCGTATTTCTTTAAAGGTCTTCCAGAATTACAAGTAAATGAAATTATTAACAAGGGAACCAAATATTCAATAGATAGAACTAGGTTTTATAAAGCTGCAAAAGAAGGTGCTATGGATGCGTTATTAGGACCAAACCCAATCCCAACAGCCATTAAGCCTGGTGTTGAGATTATGTTTAATCATAACTTCTTAACTGGTGGAAGCATTACACCTAGGTCTTTAGAGAAACTTGAGGATTTCCGTCAATATACGGCAGAAACTTCTGAACTTGGTAAGATGATTAGTGCCATGACACCTATTCCATTTACCGATAAAAAAGCTCTTAATCCAATTGAGGCGGATCATTTAATTCGTAGTTTAACTGGCACTGTAGGCGCTACAGTCATGTGGGGTTCTAATATATTCTCTGGTGACCGTGTTACGCCAGAAGACCGTAAGAACCCGTTGTATGGTGCTTTTATTGCTAGAGAAGTTCCTCGTGGCAGAGAAGACTTGTATTACGACTTGTTAGATAGAGCAAATGAAAAATACGCTACATTCCAAAACTTAAACCAAAATCAACGTTCTGATGAAGCCAAGAAGTATTTCAATGAAAATAAAGGTTTAATTATTGCTCATGGATATACGTCTGGCGTTGAATCACCATTGAAAAAAGTTAATGCAGAGATTAGAAGAATATCTGATTTGCCATCTTCTGAAATGTCACCTGACGCTAAACGTGAAAGAATGACTGATTTGCAGCGAACCAAAAATGACATACTTAAAAATGTAATTGAAATTCGCAAGAAAGCTGGGCTGTAAAAAAAGGGGAGGGTTTTGAGTCCTCCCCCAAGACTAACATGAAGAAGCCATAACTATGGCAAGTTCATTTTATCTCTATTTTTACCATTCCAGCTACTTCTTCTTTGAAGTGAAAGCTTGGTAAAAACCGTTTGTCATTGACCTTTAAGGCATCTGCCAGCCCATCTAATCCAGCTTTTATCGATGCAACCATGTTATCTGCATCCCTGTGCCGTTTATCTGGCGGGTAAAAGGTAATCTCTATAGGTATTTTCCCATCCCCATCAGGGGCAACCAGCTTTGCTTCAAGGGTTAAAGCCCAGCAAGCGGTTCTATATTCTTTCTTCTTTTTCGCTTTCTTAGCCCAATGGAGCGTTGAATTGGGGGAAAGTTCTTTAGGTGGCCAAGGTAGGGTAACGGTTTTCATATTGTCACTATAACATTGTTAGGGTGAAAAGTTGCTTTGTAATGTCATGATATTATATAGGTACAATCTGTTGACATAGTATTTATTCTAATGCATACTGTGTCTGTAGTTTAACTGCTAGGAGAAACAAATGCGAAGTATTCCTTATACAACCTCGACTGGGGTGAAAATTGGTTCACGCTGGAACGAGTCACCAAAGCCCATGCCGATTGATGATCCCGACATGATCCTTATTCAAGGGTTATTTATCTGCCCACCAAAATGGCACAAGGCCCGTAGCATGGAGCGCATTGTGTATTTTGCTTTTACAGCCGTTGCCATTCTAATCATCATTGCTATGGTGATAAAGAAATGAAGTTGACTAACAAATATGGCATCCCACAGACGTTTATGAACGTTTTGGAGCGTCCTACCTATAACAAGGGTAGGGCACACCTATCTGCTACTCAGTTGCTTAACAGCCCTAAAATCGTGGCTCTGACGAAGAAGTTTGAGGATGAGCTTGAGCAAGATGCTTCCGAGATGGTTTGGTCTATTTTTGGTTCTGCTGTGCATAACATCTTAGAGCATGGCAAAGACGATCATCACTTGGTAGAAGAGCGTATCCATGCCGAGTTTGATGGCTGGCATATCTCTGGGGCCGTAGATCTACAGATCATGAACCCTGATGGCGTAGATATTCGTGACTACAAAACTACCTCAGTTTGGGCAGTTATGAATGAAAAGCCCGAATGGGAAGACCAGCTTAATGTCTATGCTTGGCTAGTAGAAAAGGTCAAAAAGACCCCAGTAACATCGTTAGGTATTGTGGCCATTCTACGGGATTGGAAAGAACGGGAAAGTAAACAGAAAGAAAACTACCCAGAATCTCCAATTAAAGAAGTAGCTGTTCGCTTATGGTCTATGGAAGAGCGTACAGCCTATATATCAAGCCGTATAGCCATACATAGTTCCTGTGATTTTGCCATTGAAACAGACGGTGAGCTGCCTGATTGCACACCATCTGAGATGTGGGAAAAGCCTACCACTTGGGCTATTAAGAAGAAGGGTGGAGTCCGTGCTTTCAAGGTTTATGAGACCGAGGCACACGCTATAGAAGCATTAGCCACCATGGACAAGGTTTATGAAATAGAAGTACGTCAGGGTGAACGTACTCGTTGTGAGAATTACTGCCCAGTTTCCCAGTACTGCCAACAGTATCGGGATTATTTATCTACAAAAGGAGAAGCTAAATGAAGAAGCTAATTGCGTTGGCATTTATTGCCCTGTTATCAACCAATGTTATGTCTGCTGTAAAGTGCGCCCCAGATGGTCGTGGCGGTGTATGTTGTTGGGATACGGTGACTGATGGCATTTTTAAACCAGTTGTTTGTTGATATGAAAGGGAATTACATAATTTGGGATACAAAAACGGGAATATATGATGGCGCTTATGTTGATGCAGATATGGCGTTAGACAGATATTTTCAAATGGCTAGAGAAAACAGAGATGGCAAATGGCTACTTGTACAAGTAGTTCATTCAGAAAAAGGCACTGTTTTAGCCGATGAAAAATTTCACGCAAGACAAGAGGAAATAAAACAATGACTGTATATAAAAAGCTACAAGAGGCTAGGATCTTGTTGCAAAATACCAAGCTAAACAAGTCTGGAAAGAACAAGTTTGCTGGGTATGAGTACTTTGAACTGGGCGATTTTCTGCCTCAGATTCAGAATATTTGCAAAGACTTAGGGTTATGCGGAGTTATATCTTTTGATAACAACATGGCATATCTTCAAATCAATGATGTTGAGGATGGAACGTCTGTTATGTTTACCTCGCCAATGTCATCTGCTGCCTTGAAAGGCTGCCATGATGTACAGAATCTAGGGGCTGTTCAGACCTATTTGCGTAGGTACTTATGGACTAATGCATTTGAGATTGTGGAGCATGATGCGTTGGACGCTACTACGGGGTCTGAACCAGCAAAAAAGTCTGAAGCCGTTACGGTATCTGCTGTAACCAGTACGGCTAAAGAACCATCTTTAACCATCAATGCTGAAGGTGCAACGGTAACCATTAAGAACAAACCATTGGCAGGAACTGCAGGAGAGTTTCAGATGAAGATTACTGCCAAGCCTGATGGAGACCCAACAGACTGGCTAGAACTGGTTAAGGCATCAGCATTTATGTTGCTAGACCTTGCTGCCAGCGAAGAAGATGTCATGATTATCTTTAAGAAAAACAAGGTAATTTTTGATGAAGTAAAAGCGACTGACCCTGCGTTCTTTAAAGGAATTATGGCGAAGTTTACAGAAACAACTAACAAGTTTAAGGAGTAATTATGGCTTTCGAACCAAAACCAAATACAGGTAGTCTTTGGCCCAATGAGTATAAGAAGCAGGACAACCACCCAGATGTCCGTGGCGATGTCAATATTGAAAAGACTTTGCTTGAGAACTTGATTCTTAAATCCAAAGGTAGCCTTGTAAAGATTGCTATTGCAGGATGGAGTAAAGAAATTAAGGGCAAGAAAGTGTTATCAATTACCGCTTCCGAACCCTATGAAAAACCATCTGTTTCAGATGACTTACCTTACTAAGGAAACCATATGACTAATAAAAACCGTGGCCGTCCTCTTAAAAACGATTTGAAGTTTCCTGATTTCAAACCTAGCCCAGAGTCTTTGCAAGAAAAACTGAAAGAATGGGATCAGTTTGACTCACCATTTTCTGAGACCAACTGGGAAGAGATAGTTAAAAAACAAGAAACCCAACTCAATGTATACATAACTGAAAATGATGAGTTAGCCAAAATATGTGTTCAACGCTGGGAAGAGATTCAGCATTTGAAATATCTCATTACCTATTTGGAGAGACGGCTTGAAAACGCTACAGTTTGAGGCTACAAAAGTAGCTCTCAAGCAGGATAAGACTGGTTATGTCTTAACCTTATCCTTGCACCCAGATGATATTCCTGAAGACTTACTCAGGGATTTTGTCGGTGCTAGGTATCAGGTAGTTATGGTCAGGATTAATGGCGATGAACAGCCAATGGATAAAGCCGATGAATTTGGGGGAAATAGGTCAATTCGTATAGCTGGATTGCTCCCAAGAGATCCCCGTTTTTTAGAGTATTTGGTAGAAGATAATCAAATATTTGAAGCTAACGAAGAACTGGCCACAAGCTGGTTAAGGGATTATTTGTGCATACAATCTAGAACAGAATTAAAAACAAACTATAAAGCCCGTGAATTATTGGATAAATTACATAAGGACTACAACAAATGGAATCACGCAAATTAATTCCATATTCGGTTTTCTTACCAGAAGACCAACACGCCAAGATAAAAGAACTTGCTAAAACAAGGAAAGCGTCTGGGATGATCCGTGATGCGGTGGATATGATGCTAAAGGGTACAGATCTTTATAACAGTGGTTATAACAAAGCCATTAACGATGCTGCCAAAATTGTTTACGACAACAAAGAGGCCCAAATGATTGCCATCAAAGGCAAGGATATTGGTTCTATTTTGACCGAACAAATTGAAAGTTTAGAGATTAAAAAATGAACAGATACGAGATTACTTTGTATGAAACAATCCAAAGAACTTTAATTTATGAAATTAATGCTAGAGGCGAAAAAGAAGCTAAAAGAAAAGCCAAGAGATTGTATAAGTATGAAAGTCCTGATGAACAATGGACTACTGGTTATTGTATTAGTGAAGATTCTATAGCTTTATTGGTAGAAAAAGACATAACAGTGGAAGAAGAAGATGAATGAACAAGACCTAAGAGATTGCTTTGCCATGTTTGCCATGCTTGGCCTATTAAGCAGGGGTAGCGTATGGGAAGCAAAAGAAGTTTGGGATATAGCCGATGCCATGCTTGAAGCTAGAGATGGCAAAGGAACAGTTGGACTTCCTCCCGTCAGATCAAGAAAGGCCAAGGGTAAATGAAAATCCACAGTATGTACTGGGACAATATTGATCCCCGTATCCCTGAGTATCAAAAGAAAGTCTTTGACAAGTTAGGTTTAAAAGTCATTCAGCACCGCTTAAATGGTGTAGATCATGGTACTTGGGTTGACTGGGTGCTATTCAATGAAAAAGAGGCTGATGTTATTTTGTTTATGGATATAGACTGCATCCCGTTATGCAAATCCGCTATAGACGATATTCCTACAATTTGTGCCGATGGAACTTTATATGGCGCAGCTGGCTGTGCTAATCATTTAGATAAGAATAGAGCCTATGTAGGGGCATGGTTTATGGCAGTTAATGTAAACACTTGGAATAAGTTTGGAAGACCTACTTGCAGGGCGCTATCTAACAGTGATGTAGCGCAGAACTTAACTGATGCTTGGCTGGAATACAAACAAAATGTAGTAATGGTTTACCCTAGTAAGGTAGATGTCCCACTATGGGACTTACCTGGTATGCCCAATGCTTACGGGCATGGTACAACTTACGGAAACGTCTGTTATCACTTATTTGAAAGCCGTAAACAAATAAACATAGATCGATTTATAACTAAATGTGAGGAAGTTTTAAATGAAAAGTGATAAAGAGTATTGGCATGGGTTTATTCCATTCTATGAGCGTTTCTTTGCTGGCTTTGAGCCAAAGAACATAGCGGAGATTGGTATATATGAGGGCGATTCTATTCGTTGGTTATTAGATCGGTTCCCAAAGGCTGAAGTATTTGGCGCAGATATTCTTGAGAAGAAAATCTTTTGGCCCAAGTGTGAGCGTTTCTTTTCTGTGCAGATGGATCAGGGTGATTCCCATGCCGTAATGAACTTCTTTAAATTACGCCAATTTGACCTAATGATTGAAGACGGATCACATAACCCATATCACCAGGGCATAGCATTACTTGAGGGAATGAGGGCGCTAAAGTCTGGTGGTATTTACATATTAGAAGATATACATACCTCTCATAAAGCCATTCTTGCTGGCGAAACTGGCAATACCCTATCTACTTTATTGGCCATTGACCATTACAAACGCATCAATAAAACCCCTGACTTTGCCGATATTGCAGAAGGTTCTATGTTTGATGTGGATGAAGTAGAGGAGTTATGGAAGCTAACTAAAGAGATGTCTTTATATAAGCGCACCCATCTGCCAGACCATTGTTACGCCTGTGGTTCTAAGGACTATAAGTTTCATACCTATAAATGTAAGTGCGGAGCAGGTATATTCGATGACACCGACTCAATGAGTTTTGTTTTAATTAAGGTTTGATATGAGAGAGAAATACGGAATCCACCATGAGTTAACTCCAGCGATGGAGATTACAACCATGATCGGCTGCCCATTAATGTGTACCTTTTGCCCACAAGACAATTTGCGGGAAAGCTATGGCAAAGGCATTAAGTATATGCAGCCAATGGATTTAATGACGGTGCTTTCTAAGATACCTAAGAACACCCGTATTGACTTCTCAGGGATGTCTGAGCCATGGGCTAACCCTGAATGTACCCAGATGCTAGAAATGGTTCTATTTATGGGTTTTAAGGTGGCAATCTATACAACACTCTATGGCATGGAAGATCCAGAGCGAGTAAAGAAGGCGCTTGAAAGCCACCCAGATCAAGTGGAAATAGTCATGTTTCACTTGCCCGATGCCAATGGCAACATGAAAGGTTGGAAGAACTCTGAAGAATGGCTTCACGCACTAAAAACCATGACCAATTTAAAGGTTCCTTGTGGCATAGATGCTATGACAATGGATGGTTCAGGTTTTGTAGCACCAGAGTTGCAATCAATTGTAGGTAGGCTTCCTGGCTGGAAAGGCCACACCAGGGCAGATAGTCTTAATGTAGAACAGGTAGCTGGGCAAAGTATCAGTGTTACACCTAGAAATGAGTTTGCCTTAACGTGCGCCTCTACGCCATTTTATGACCGTAACGTCTTACTGCCTAATGGCGATCTAGTGCTGTGCTGTATGGACTATGATCTGAAACACATTATTGGGAACTTATTAGATCAAACTTACGAAGAGATATTTAAGGGTAAACCCTTACTTGATTTAATTGCTATAAACGAAGCAACTGATTTTAATAAATGTAGTATTTGTAAATCTTGTGAAAACGTGAGGAGAATATGAAAAAGATAGTATTAAGAACAAATAGCAAAAAAATACATCAATTTAAAGTAAGCGATGCAGAATTTAATTTAGCAAAAAAATTTGGCATTTCTGAAGAAGCATATATTACTGAAAAAGCTAAGGTAGAGCTGGCAAATAAAAAGGAAATTAAACATGGATGATACAAACCCTAGAGATTATTTTGCAGCCCAAATTATGTGCGGTATTTGCGGTGGAGATTGGAAGTTTGACCTATCAAGCGGTAAGACATGGGATCAGGTTGCAGCTATGCGAGTTTATGAAATAGCAGATGCCATGATGAAAGCCCGTGAGATTACAAATGTATAAAAATATCATCATTGGCATACTTTTAGTTGCCGTGATTTTGTTTTTTAGTATGAGTAATTATGAAGAAAAAGACTGCATTAAGCCAGAGCCATATAAACAAAACCAAATGGTAGATGGCTGTGTAATGCAAAAGACTGGTGATGTATGGATAAAAACTTGCGGGTAAAAAATGATTGAAACTTTAGTTAAACCACAATCTTTGGACAACGATGTTGCGGTAATAAAAATACTACAGCTAATGGGGCAGTTGAGTCCTAATGACATTGCCTATGTATTAAAGGTATCTGCTCAAGTCTATAAAGCTATTGGAGAAATAGAATGAACGCAAACGAATTAGCTGATTTGTTGGAGCAAGGACATTTTCCTGGTGGAACACGAGAGAAAGCCGCTGCTATGTTACGCCAATTGCAAGCAGATTTATCTGATTTACAGCGGCATATCCCAGTAAAACAAAATCAATACGAAGCTGCGGCATATGCTGGGGGAGGCGAGGTTGGCGTAGAAACTGTAATGGCCAAACACTGCACCTGTTACAAGTTAGGCTATAGCCCATTAAATGATTACGCAGCGGTAAAACAAAAATGAGAATAATGGTAATTACCCCTACCACTGGGAAAGATACAGTATTTAAAGCTATTCAAAGCGTTAAAGACCAAACAATGACTACTGAGCATTTAGTTGTATTGGATGGAGTTCAAAAGGCAAATGAATACATACCAAAAGGTTTATTAAAAGTAATTGAACTACCCGAAAACGTAGGGGGTAACGGCTGGTATGGGCACCGAGTCTATGCTGCCATGCCACTACTGGTAAATGCGGATTACATCTTATTTTTAGATGAAGATAATTGGTTTGAGCCTAATCATGTTGAAACCATGATTAATAAGATTAAAAGTAAAGACCTAATGTGGGCCTACTCTTTAAGGAGAATATGTGATGAAGACGGAGAATACATCAGAGACGATGACTGTGAGTCCTTGGGACGATGGCCTACCTTTTACGACCATACACTTAACTTTGTTGATACTAACTGCTATTGTTTTCGTAGGGAGTATTTGGTATCTATATCCCATACGTTTTATGGACAATGGGGTGCGGATAGACCATTCTATACTGCTGCCAGTACAAAATTGCCAGCATTTGGCTGTACAGGTCTTGCCACCGTCAACTATAGAGCGCCAGCAAGATTACATAATATGTTTAAAGAAGGCAATGAGGCAATGAAAGTTTCGTATCAATCACTACCATGGAGAAATAAATGAAGAAAAACAATCAACCAGCTCAACAAATTCAACAGCCTGGTGCAACCATTTTTGTAGCTACACCTATGTACGGTGGTATGTGTACAGGAATGTATGCCTCTGGCGTAATGCAGCTGGTAGGGGCTTGTGGGTCAAATAACATCAAAATGTACTACTCTTTTATGATGAATGAATCCCTGATTACCCGTGCCCGTAACAGTATGGCCTATGACTTCATAAAGTCTGATGCTACCCATCTGATGTTTATTGATGCCGATATTAGTTTTAACCCTAATGACATTCCATTGATGGTTAAGGCAGATAAAGACATTATCTGTGGCCTATACCCCAAGAAAGAGATTAACTGGGTTGATGTAGAAGCTGCCGTTAAGCGTGGCGTACCAGCAGCAGAACTAAGCAACCATACTGGCGCTTTCGTAGTAAACCTACCTCATGGACAACATAACAAATCTGGCCCCGTAATTGAGCCAATGGAGATTGCCAACGGTGGGACAGGGTTTATGTTGATTAAGCGTAAGGTGTTTGATGCGCTAAATGATAAAGTACCCAGTTATACCAATGATATGTACCATGCCATAGATACGGTGCGGGAAATAAAAGTTATTAAAGAGTTCTTTGCCACCTCGATTGATGAAGAGTCTAACCGCCTATTGTCAGAGGATTATCACTTCTGCAAGATAGCTAGAGAAGTTGGGTTTAAAGTTTACGCAGCTCCTTGGGCAGCGTTTGGCCATACAGGAACTTATACGTTTAGCGGTCAGTTACCCAGAGAAGCATAGCTGTGAAATTATTCTGCAAATATTTTCCGCACGTTGTAATATTTATATTAATCGTGCTGGGATTTATTAGCAAATGCTTTTATTAACGGGGACAATAATGACTACTTTTACTACCGAAGATCGTGTCAATGCCTTACGTGCGGTCAGCGGTGAGGCAGAAATGTCTTACGCTGATATAGCTAAAGAGATGGGAGTAAGTAGGACTTACGTTCAAATGATAGAAGAGACTGCTTTAGAAAAGGTTCGCAAGAAGCTCCTTTGGAATTATGATGTTTCAAAGTTAAAGGATATTCTCTGATTTATCGCAATCAGAGATTAATTGAGGCAGTCCGAAACAGCCCCTGCCAGCACTGCGGGATTGAAAATGGGACGGTGGTAGCTGCCCATTCAAATCAACTCCGTGACGGCAAAGGTAGAGGCATTAAAGCCCATGATTATAGGATTGCTGCCCTGTGTTTTACCTGTCATTCTGAGCTAGACCAAGGGAAAACCCTTACTAAGGCTGAAAGAGTCGAGATGTGGGAAGAAGCCCACCGCAAGACAATTAGTTGGTTATTTGACAATAATTACCTAAAAACACAATAGGTAGTTGCCATTCCCTTAAAATATGGTATATTTAGTGTACCAAGCCCACACTTGGTAACGCACGTCAACTCTCCTAGCAGAGACTTGTGCAATGCAAGCCCTCGGATCTATGATCCCAAAACCCTCAGCCTAAAAAACTGAGGGTTTTCCTTTAGTAAATTTCTGTTGCAAATATTTTTATTCTGATTTAACCTACATGGGCTAGGGAAGTTGACGTGTGGATAAAATGCTTAATTGCGTTTTGTCTACACTTCAGCTCCCCCGCTACACCATATTGGTCGGTCAACACAACAGCGATATGGGAAGATCTCTTACTGTGGGATAGATTTGAAATAGGAGAAGAGGTGGCGAAGCCAGAGCCTCAAGTCGACACGTCTGGCGGGTGCAGTGGCTCCAAAAAGCAAACTGTTGAAGGCACTCCAGGATGGCAGGGGTGCGTTCACCAAAAAGCAACCGTGATTTCTTAGTGGTATATCTGTATATATAGGGGTGTGGGTATGAATGAGAACCAAAAACCAGTCACTGATTCCTTTCGTGACAATTTCGATGCCATCTTCGGCAGGAAACCTGTCGAGCAAACTAAGCCGACTCAGTACGAACCCATTCCCTTTGCTGGCATGGTAGATACAGGGGATGACAATGAACAATGAACCAGTAGCGTATCGCTACGAAGATAAAAGTGATCCATTGGTTTTTTATTTTACAACCAGAAAAGATAAAACAGAAAACCCAGATGCCATAGAAATACCACTTTATGCACAGCCACAGAAGTATTGCCCATCTGAAGACAATGCAGCATACGAAAAAGGTTTTATTGATGGCATGGCTCAGATGACTGAATCTGCAGTGCATCGTGCCGTAGAAGGCATGGCAGTAAAAGAGCTATCAGATGAAGATTTAGAAGCTATTTATCAAACAATGACTGGGATTGAAGTTAATTATTATGAATATGCAAGGGCTTGTATAAGAAAGGCACAAGAGAAATGAAATATGGTCAATGGATGGTGGTAGTAAAACACGATGAAGACCCTTCTTTAGTGGGAAGACTGGTAGTTGTTGTTGCGCCTAGGTGGTGGAATTCCAATTCTAAAAACGTTGACGTTCAATTAGATGATAGCAGTACTACTTTTATCCACGAAAACGGATTAAGACCAGCAAGTCTGAGCAAGGAAGTGAGAAAAGAAATGATTGTTTTATATGATGTTAGTTATTTATATAAAAAGGCACAAGAAAAATGAATCCTTATGAACTGGCAGATCGGCTTGAAGCCAGCCTAACCAATGAATATGACTGTGATGACCTGATGAAATATGCAGCCGTCCTTTTGCGTGGACTGAACAATGACAACCAGCGTTTGAAAGCAGTAATTGATGAAGCCAAGAACCAATATGAATTAGATGTAAGTATTTTAATGAAGCGCCTAGAAAGAGAAATTAGTAAAACACAACTCAAAGAGGAATAAAAATGAAGAAACTGAACTTAGATGCAATCCGTATTGATGGCGATACACAACCAAGAGAAGAACTAGATCAGGAGATGGTCGCTGAATACGCAGAACTAATGCGTGATGGAACTAAATTTCCCCCAATCAAGGTATATTTCGATGGCTCTAACTACTGGCTAGTAGATGGATTCCACCGTTACTTTGCCACCAAGTCTAATGGCTTTGTCAGTATTGAGACAGAGATAGAAGAAGGCACACAGCGTGAAGCCCAACTTCAAAGTATGACCGCTAACAGCAGTCAACGTGGCAAACCCGCTACCGCCAAGGATAAACGTAGGAGCGTTATCCGTATGCTGCAAGATGCAGAATGGAAAGAATGGTCAAACATCAAGATTGCTGAATGGATTGGCGTTTCATCCATGACTGTTGGCAGATTAAAGATTGCCATGACCGAGAAAAGACCAGACGAAGTTAAATACATTAATAAGTATGGCCAAGAAGCAACCATGAAAACTGGTAACTTGGGCACGATACCAAAAGAAAAAGAATTGCCACCGCCTGAAGAGCAATATGATCCTACGCAGGATGAGGTTAAAGAACTGGGCCACACAATCAAGGCCCTAGAAGATGAAAATACGAAGCTCAGAGATGCGATTACCATTGGGGCGTGGGACGCATCAGACATTGAGAAAAAAGATGCTGAGGGAACGATTAAAGAACTGCGTGAACGTATTAGAATATTAGAAATTGAATACGCTTCTGTTCGTGAATCAAGGGACTCTTACCAAAACCAAAACGCAGAACTCATGCGTATCAACGCCACCTTAAAGAAAAAACTCAGCAAATTTATTGAATAATGGAACTTACTCTTAGAGAGCATCAAACTGACGTAATAGACAAACTTAGGGACGGATTCAAGGAAGGACATAGAGCGCAACTACTCTATGCTCCTACTGGCTTTGGAAAGACTGAGGTAGCTATTTCTTTAATGAAGGCTACCCATGACAAACATAACCGTGCCGCCATGGTTCTAGACCGCATTGTGTTGGTAGATCAAACTAGTCTCAGGCTTAACAAATACAACATATCCCATGGGGTATTCCAAGCAGACCATTGGGCATTTGATCCTACTATGCGCTTACAGGTTTGTTCAGCACAGACTTTAGAGCGTAGGGCAAACTTTCCCAAGATGGACTTACTGATCGTGGACGAGTGCCATATAGCTAGGGCGCAGACTTCCGCTTTTATTAAAGATAATCCCGACATCAGAGTTATTGGCCTTACCGCCACACCATTCACTAAGGGGCTGGGGGACATCTATTCCAATGTAGTTACAGGCGCAACCACCGAAGACTTGGTTAATAAGAAGTGGTTAGCACCGCTTAAAGTTTATATTGCCAAAGAAATTGACATGACTGGCGTGAAAAAGCTGGCTGGCGAATGGAAAGCAGATGATGTAGCCGAGCGTGGAATGAAAATCACAGGCGACATTGTGGATGAGTGGGTCAAGAAAACACATGAGGTATTTGGCAAACCAATGAAGACCATTGTGTTTTGCGCTGGCGTAGCGCATGGGGCCGACTTAGTTAAGCGATTCGCAGAGAAGGGTTATAACTTTGTTTCTATTTCTTATCGGGACAATGATGAGTTTAAGAAGGCTGCCATCGAAGATTTTGCTAAACCTGAGACACAGATCAATGGGTTGATTGCCACCGACATCCTTACAAGGGGCTTTGATGTATCGGATGTAATGATTGGCGTATCCGCTAGACCATTCAGTAAGTCTTTGTCATCCCACATCCAACAGATGGGGCGTGTTATGAGACCGCATGAAAACAAAGAGTTTGCGCTATGGCTAGACCATTCAGGGAACTACTTGAGGTTTCGTCAAGACTGGGATGATGTATATACAAACGGGGTCACCGCCTTAGATAAAAAGACCGAGAAAACACAGAAAGAACCAACAGAAAAAGAGAAAAAAGAATCTAAATGCCCTGAATGTGGATACCTATGGCCTGTCAATGCCGATACTTGTCCGTCTTGTGGTCATGTAAGACTGCGTAGGAATCAAGTTTCATCCGTTGCTGGTGAATTAGTGGAGTTAGCTGGGAATGTTACCGCCACTAAAGCACATAACAAACAGGACTTTTATTCAGAGTTGCTTTACATTGCCGAAGCAAGGGAATACAACCCTTACTGGGCAAACCACAAATACAAAGAGAAGTTTGGTGTATGGCCTAGAGGATTAGAGAATGTTAAAGCACCGCCAACACTGACTACAATGAACTGGGTGAAGAGTCAAAACATCCGCTGGCAAAAAGGAAAAAACAAATGAGATTTGAAGACTTTGCAAGACAGCATGGACTAATCATTGCATCCGTGATCCCTAACAAATGGGTCGCAGTGCCAACCGAAGACAAACCAAGATCACAAAATGGCAGATACAAACACTTAGGCGAAGTTGCCTTTGTGCAGAACTGGGCAACCATGGAAAAACCAGTCGTTTGGCATCCCGAAGGTAGATATGATGCTTCCGCCACTAGAACCGCCATTAAAAAGGATATGGAAGAACGCAACAAAAAAGAAAGAGATGCTATTGAAAAAGCAAATAAGATCATTAACGAAGCAGTCAATGAACTCCATCCATACCTGACCGCCAAAGGATTCCCAAAGCAGCATGGCTTAGTTTGGTATGAGAACAATATAGCCAAGTTAGTTTTACCTATGCGCCATGAGAAATCACTCAGGGGTATTCAGTTAATAAATCCTGATGGCACAAAGAAATTCCTATTTGGCCAACGCACTAAAGGGGCTTACTTCTGTATAGATGGTGGTGGTCTTCCAATCTTCTGCGAGGGATACGCTACCGCCTTATCGACCAAGACTTGTATGCAAGCGAACAAGATTCCATGCTCGATTTATGTATGCTTCTCCGCATCCAATCTAAAGGAAGTCGCATCAACAATAAAAGGTGGGATTGTAGTGGCAGATAATGATGCCAATAAGGTAGGGGAGTCATCTGCAAAAGATACCGCCAAACCTTACTGGCTATCTGACAAGGATGGTGAAGACTTCAACGACTATCACCAAAGGGTAGGAATATTTACTGCGTCTCAGTCTCTAAAAAAGATCGTAGCTTCTTGCTTGAAAGTGCCATCTGTTCAATATGCGCCAAATTGCACTTAAATTCATTCCAGTAGTCTTGTGTAACCCTACGGATAAACTTGGCCTCTATCTGCCTGACTCTTTCCCTAGTCAGGGCAAACATATAGCCGCACTCGAATAGCGTATAGCCCTTACTGCGCTTAGTCAGGATGTCCCAATACTTATCCCTGTCTTCTTGCTTGTTCTTCTTGTAGGCACTGTCAAACCATTCCCTAGTGGGGAAGTCCACCAGTAGATACTGGTAGTTTCCCCCCATGTTAGGAATGGGAACTTTACCGCATCCCATTTTGAGATTCATATTACATACTCCAAATTAACCCATACACTCATGGAATTATAAAAATGCCCATTAGGTTCTACTTCCAAAGGGTAGGCTGATACACGCATAGCATTATTTCTAGGAACACCTAAATTCTCTTCCCAAATATTAATGTCCCAAAAACGAGTCTTGAAGTAACAATCAGGATCAGGTATCTCAACCATATTCCACCAGTCCAATGATCCGTCATAGTTATAGATGATTAACTGATTAGCCTGATACTGCAACTCGGCCTTGACCATCCGCACCGCCTGATCGTTATCCCAAAAGACGGATTCTTCCCCGCCTATTTTTACGCCACCAATAATCATTTAGGCTCTTCTTTCTTGTCCTCAATGACTACATCCCCATGTTGATTTATGTAATGCAAATCACCATTCTCTTTGGCCTTAATCAGATTGCGATACTGGGCTTTCTGATTCATCTCCATCCACTTTGCCGCATCCTTATCTGCTTGGTTCATTCTTCTTCTCCATCATCAATCATTTCTTTATATGACTCAATTAACTCGTCATCTGTATATGTATCAAAACCTCTATGCCCAAAACGACAAACTCCCCACCGATAGTCGGCATCAGTTTGCATAGCATCAAACATAGCACCAGTTAAAGCATCAATCATTTCAATTCGATCTTTCATACTTCCTCCCTTATTCCTTGATAATCACAACATTCTCTAAAGTCAGCACCAGTCATGGTATCCAGTATTGCATCACCCATTGACAATGCTTGGTCTTCATCATGCGCTTCCACTTCAATCGTTACCCATGATGTGTAACTAATTTCATATTTAGGCATTTCTTTTTCCTATCTCAAAACTGGCAAAACTGGATTTGCCTGATTGTTAGTAAATAAAGCCCCGCCATTGTTGCCCTCATCATCCGCACTGGCAAAAATTAAATTGCCATCATCAAGGTGAAAGACAACTGGCCTCTCAGTCCAATCAAGGTCATCTGCTTCCTCTTGGCTCATGTAACGAACATCAACAATTTTTCTGCCAAGCAACTGCTCTTTGGCTTCTGTCAGCCAGTGCATTTCATAGTCTTTCATACTTCCTCCTCAATAAGGTTAAAATCAATCATAAGGTTGCGTAATACTTCTTCGGATGTTGTGCCATAAAATTCCATAAAAATGGATTTCAATGCGGCCTCTTGCTTTTTGAATGAATTGTTATAAAAACATTCCAAATCAAATTCTGCCAATTTTTCAATCATTTCTTCTCTTTTAAGCATTTCTTTCTCCTAGCAGATTTTTAGTAATACGATTAAAAAACTCTTTGTCCACATTCTCAGGTTCTTGGTCAAAAGAACCATGATCGCCATGAATAATGGCTAATGCTTCCGCTATACAGCCAATGGCCTCATCAAGATCAACCATTGGATATGCTTCTTGCATTTCTTCATTTAAGTTTTTGTAAGCAACATTAAGTAAATGTTCTACTCTATTCATAATTTTCCCCTTACCAACTGGCTTGATAAGTGAATGAATACTCATCAGGTAATGCAAGCACCTTATCAAGACCTTCCACAGTATCTTTTAAGTCCTTGTAATACCATTCATCCTTGTTGTAACTGCCAAAGAAGAATCCCTCAGTAGGATCTAAGTCTTCATCCCTTTCAGCATCAGGATGCTCAAGGATGTCCTTACAAAGATCACGCAGTGTTTCCAACTGCTCTTTGTCCACCTCATACTCTCGACAGTTATCCTCTCCGTCTTGAACAGTCTCCACAAACCACCCATGAATGGCATTGGCCTTTCTCCAATACATAGCTTCAAGGCTTATCTCTTTAACGACCAAACTCGCACCATTGAATCGTTTTTCAGGATCACCATCAACTCCAATGATCTCTCCAACTTGTTTAGCCAAATCTTTATCTTGGTCAGACCAAAGATAGCGTTTAGCACTTAAATACATATCTAATCCCATAACATTCTCCTAGCAGTTAATGATTGCAAAATGGCAATCCCAATGCCCATCAGGGCATCAGGATTACAGCACTTATGAATTGAATCTACGATACCTACGCACTGGGCTATCGTGGTTAGTGTGAATATCAACAAACTTTGGATACTCAATCCCTCTTGACTCCAATGCCCTCAGAAAGACTGGTAGATCACAATCTTCTTCAAGGTAAGCCATGTCTCCCTTGAGATAGGAATAGTCGCTTATTTGGTCTTCTATGCACAACTCTTTAATGAGGCTCATTGGCACTTCTCCCCATCCATGAGACGGATCAGCAAAAAATTTAATTTCCATGTTATTTCTCCTTAAAATTGTGTGTTGCGAGAATTGCTCTCAGCAAGAATGAATCGATCACTGGGGAAGTCTCCGTCAGGCTCGATAAACTCATCAACATCTGATTGGTCATACCCTGAAAGAATCTCAGGCCTGTATACGCTTAACTTGGCATCCACGCATTTATCGCAGACTCTTGTCAGGAAAATACCTTGAGCATCATACTCATCCCATATGTATTGGTTTTCATGTAAGCAGTGCATATTAAAATCTCCCAGTTTGAATAAAAAGAAACATGGCAGATGGAAATACATACATAGCTATGTATCCCCATGCCATAGCGAGTAAGGCATTTAAAACCCATTCAAATTTATTGAACATTTGTTTTCACCCATGTAATTAATTGACCATTTGCCTTATGACTGGATAGTCTCTCAAGACCATTCCAGCCGATAAATGACTCAGCCCATTCATAGCACTCAGACCATGAATGGCACTGATGGTAGGCAACCCGTTGCGAATTGGTATCTACGATCAGTGCTTTCATTATTCGAAGTCCTTTGGCACGACTACATCAAACTTACGAAGCAACTCAATGGCCTTATCAGACAAGCACATTACTCCGTCATACTCAGACAATGTGCGGATGCCAAACTGGTCAATGGTGAACCACAGACCAATATGCTCAAACCCAACATCCTCAATGTCCCACTCAATGAATCCAGTAGCGTCATCATGGAAGAACAACTCCATTGTTGATTCATGAGTCCCAATATCTCTTTCGCCCCAACTGCCTTCCATAATCAGTGGGGCATTAAAAGTCATAGTGCCGATAGAATAAGTAGCCATGATTAATACTCCGAAGTAAGCATCAGAACATTGTTAGTCAAGAAGAACTTGTAAAGACCATCAGGGCAGTCAGTCAGGGAGATATGCTTTTGCTTGAGAACCTTACAGTCTCCGTCCTCTACGCAGATGTCGGCCTTACCATCCTCAACTGCTAACTGGATGGATAAGAGAGACTCGTGCTCAGTCAAGGGGAAATACTCAGTAGCAACAATGTCCAAGAACCAGTAAGCACCTGCTTCATCAGCGAAGTATTGAACCCCGTCAGTGTGAAGCAAGTCAGGTGCAAAAATCTTGTGTGTGCGCCAATAATTCTCAGTGCCATAAAACTGGCTTAAATCTAATTTAGTAGTATTCAAGATAAATCTCCTAGCAGAGTTATGACTATCAGGATTGATAATCCACAAACCCACGCAGTGCATGGGCTTGTAGGTATCACTCGTGTAGTGCTTTCTCAATCAATTCCAAACATTGTTTGGCACATTCAACCCAAGCACCCTCATTGATAATCTTGTGTTCGTGAGCAAAATCACTGGCTTCAGAATTAGCAATCACTTGGCGAGAGTAGGATTCAATGGCACTTACCACAAACGCACCACGCAGACCATTACCAACAGCATCAGTAGTAGTCTTGCTCAACTTCACCAGTAAGGTATCAATCATTGGTTTCTTCATAATCAGATGCCCCTGTAATTGTCAGGATTGTATTCAGGCTGATGCCCTGCGTATTCGCAGGACTTGTAATCAGCAATCTCAATGTTCATTGGGATCACTTGTAAGCCAGTCAATTGCTCTATGCGGCAAGCAGTTAGGACACTGGTAATTACAGTGGATGTATCACCATCTTCCATACGAACATCAAGCAGGACGGAAGTGTGGCGGTCAGCAGTGCTAATCAGTCTGCCCATCTCACCAGTCCAAACAAGCAGACCATCCTCAGTGGAAGATGGATCATTTAGGTTAGCAATACTATGGTCAGCAACTGCAACAGTATTGTTGTCCTCATTGTGGAACAGGAAGTGAGAGAAGCATTTGTTGGCTTCAATTTTATTGGTCAATTCAAACATATTTAACTCCTAGCAGTTAGTTAGTGTTGCTCTCATGTCATGTGAGAGATTCCATTCTCAAGCATACAATACTTGACTGTCAAGTGTTTTGTGAAAATAAATTTAGCCCTTATAGAATGGGGCTTGTAGGGCAGAACTAGGCGGCCTATGATCACTTACTCGTGTATCAGTGCTCATAAAAATTCAAAGCAGGGCATTGTAGTGCGCTTACTGGGAACTAAAAGCGGGCAAAGATAGCGAAGCGGAACAGTGCAAAGGCTTCTCCACTACAAGGGGAGAACACTACTCATTACCTAATTCTCACCCTAACATTGTTAGTGTCATCAAGTGTCCAAGTATGCTAGTATCGTGATACCTAATATATACCCACCCAATGAAGATACCTAAGTTAAACAGGAAGCAAGTCAGAGAAGTATTAGACCAGATGCCAATGGAGAGAATACTCATTGGTGCTCAGAGCAAGACAACTTCTTTGACAAACAGTCAAATCAAGTTTGCGGAAGAAATGGCTCTTGGAAAAACTAAAGCAGAGTCTTACAGGCGAAGTAGGCCAAATGGTAGGCAGAGTCAGGCTAAACCCAAGACTGCGAGTAGGCGAGGGAATGAACTGGCAAGAGATAGCCGAATACAGGCGCAGATAGATGCCTTCAGGCTGGCTATTGAGGCTCAGAAATATACTACGCCCCTGCACCTTCGGGCATTGGTGATACAAAGACTGACGGAAAAGGCCATTGATCCTGAAGTAAAGGACACGCAACAACTCAAAGCACTGGAATTAATAGGGAAACTTACTGAAGTCCAGTCATTCACTGAACGCAGAGAGGTGATCAACATCAACGCAGACTCAGGCGAGATGCGAGAGAAGCTGATTCAATCCCTGCGGCTGGCATTATCCAATCAGGATGTAGAAGATGTAGACGAAGCAGATAGATTACTGGCTGAGATAACTGGGGATGATGATAGTGATTATGAAGCTGATGACTTACTTCATGAACTAAATGCTGAAGCTGATGATGCTATGGCTAACAGTGTTAGTAATGTCGAGGGGGATGGGCTTGTCGATTCGGGATTTGTCGAGACCCACTCACCCCCGCCCCCCAATATTTGCCTCGAGCCTTCCTCAGCCAACTTGCATAGTATTCCAGACAGTGAGAGTTCCCATTCAACGAATCCCCAATCTCACCCCAACAATGTTAGGGTGACAAATCCTGCAGAATCAAGTACTTACGTGTCAACTAGTATAAACCCTAATATAGGAAACCCCCCCGTCATCGTTTCAAATGAAAAGGGGTAGGGGTATATTTTTTGAAAAAATTCGTTTCCCTTGGCGATATAGATGAAGCAATAAGGTTGCTCGAAAGCTATAAAGAAGAGCACGACCCCGAAGGGGAAATCTATTACGCCCTGGCTATAGCGACATATATTATGAAAAAAAATCTACATGAGGTCTTTACGGATTTAATGTATACGGAAAGAGTAGCAAAGTATGACTCCTAAGCAACAGACAATCTTTTATATTATTGATGAGTTCTGGAAAAAGAACGGGTTTGGTCCGTCTATAGATGACATTATGGAAGCTACAGGTGACAGGGGTAGAGGGAACGTTGCCCGTCAGATGTGGAAACTGGTCGAGTTTGGGATTTGTAAAGGGGTCAAGAATCGGGCGAGAAGTATTAGGCCGAGCTACTTAAAGGTTAGAAACATTGAGTAAGTTAAATAAGTTTCTAGACTCTCTGCCTGAAGGAGATAGGGATAATATCTTTGCTATGGCGCAAGGCTATGCCGATGCAAAAGTGCGGGAAAAGTCTAGCAAAAAATTTATGGAGTTTGTAAAAGTCATGTGGCCAGGATTTATCCATGGGCAACATCACGCTTTAATGGCTAAGAAGTTTGAAGAGATAGCTGCTGGGAAGATTAAGAGATTGATTATTAATATGCCTCCTAGACATACAAAGTCGGAGTTTGCTTCTTATCTACTCCCAGCTTGGTACTTAGGAAAGTTTCCTAATCGTAAAATAATTCAATGTTCCAATACCTCTGAATTGGCCGTAGGTTTTGGACGTAAGGTTCGTAACTTAGTTGATGGAGATACCTATGCCAAAGTCTTTCCAAATGTCTCTCTCAGACATGACTCTAAGGCTGCTGGCCGTTGGGCTACTAATTCCAATGGCGATTATTTTGCTATTGGTGTTGGCGGTACTGTTACGGGTAAGGGCGCTGATCTGCTCATTATTGATGATCCCCACTCAGAACAAGAAGCAGCTTTAGCTTCAGGAAATCCTGAGGTCTACGATAAAGTCTTTGAATGGTATGAGTCGGGACCAAGGCAACGTCTTCAGCCAGGAGGAGCGATTGTAATCGTAATGACCCGCTGGGGTAAACGAGATTTAACTGGCCGAGTCTTACAAAGTATGGTCGAAAAAGACGGAGACGAATGGGAAATAATCAGTCTTCCAGCAATTAAGAAAAACGAAAAACCTTTATGGCCAGAGTTCTGGTCTTTTGCCGAACTTGAAAAACTAAGAAATGTACTACCAATTTCTAAATGGTCGGCACAGTATCAACAAAACCCAACCTCCGAAGAAGGGGCGATTGTTAAAAGAGAGTGGTGGAAAATCTGGGAAGAAAAGAACCCCCCGCCTTGTAAGTTTATCATCCAGTCTTGGGATACAGCCTTTACAAAAAATGAACGTTCAGACTATTCAGCCTGTACGACATGGGGTGTCTTTGATAAAGATGAGAACCCAGACGATGTTCATGTAATTTTGTTAGACGCTCATAAGGAAAGGCTAGAGTTCCCAGAGTTAAAAAAACGAGCCATGGAACTTTATAATGAATGGCAGCCTGACTCTTTTATTGTGGAGGCAAAAGCCTCTGGCGCTCCCCTCATTTATGAGTTACGCTCTATGGGGATTCCTGTTCAGGAGTTTACGCCAGTAAGGGGAAATGATAAGATTAGCCGTATTAATGCGGTGGCTGACCTATTTGCTTCGGGCAAAATTTGGTGTCCACCTACACGCTGGGCAGAAGAGGTAATGGAAGAGATGGCTGCGTTTCCTAATTCAGATCACGATGACTTAGTGGATTCGACAACCCAAGCTCTAATTAGATTTAGAAAAGGCGGGTTTTTAAGGCTTCAAACAGATGAAGTTGACGAACCAATATACAGACGCAAAGCAGCATATTACTAGGAAAAATTATGGAAAAAGCATTATATGAACTCCCAGCTGGGTTAGGCGCTATTGACGCACAAGAGCCAGACTTAGAAATTGAAATTGAAAATCCAGACTCATTAATGATAAACGGATTAGAGATTGCGAAACAAGATCTAGAAGAAGGCGAAGATGAGTTTGATGAAAACTTAGCCGAGCATATGGATGCTGGTGAACTCGCCATGATTGCTGGCGAAATCCTAGGAGACATCGATGCCGACATCTCTTCCCGTAAAGACTGGATGCAAACCTATACAGACGGCTTAGAGTTATTAGGCCTTAAAATTGAAACCCGTACTGAACCCTGGGAAGGAGCCTGTGGTGTTTATCACCCACTAATGTCAGAAGCCCTAGTCAAGTTCCAAGCCGAAACTGTAATGGAAACCATTCCAGCTGGAGGCCCAGTAAAGACCTTAGTTATCGGCAGAGAAACTCCAGAAAAAATGAAAGCGGCAGATCGTGTTCAAAAAGACATGAACTATCAGATCATGGAAAAGATGCCAGAGTATCGCCCTGAGCATGAGCGTATGTGCTGGGGACTCGGACTCTCAGGTAACGCCTTTAAGAAAGTCTACTACGATCCAAACTTAGAACGTCAGGTTTCCTTATTCGTTCCTGCTGAAGACTTAATCGTTCCTTATGGCGCTTCAGATCTTAGAAGTGCAGAGCGTGTAACCCACGTAATGCGTAAGACAGAAAATGAATTACGTAAACTTCAAGTCGCTGGATTTTACCGAGACGTAGAACTAGGTGAACCCTCTACCGCCTTTGATGAAGTAGAAAAGAAAATTGCCGAGAAGATGGGATTTACGGCAAGCTCGGATGACCGCTATAAATTATGTGAAACACAGGTTAACTTAAATTTATCGGGCTTTGAACATAAAGTAGACGGAGAAGAGACAGGAATTGCCTTACCTTATATCGTAACGATAGAAAAAGGCACTCAGACTGTATTGGCAATCCGTAGAAACTGGAGACCAGAAGATGCTAAATTTCAAAAAAGAAACCATTTTGTCCATTATGGATACGTTCCTGGCTTTGGCTTTTACTGCTTTGGCCTTATTCATCTTGTGGGTGCTTTTGCTAAGTCTGGTACTTCTATTATCAGACAGCTTGTTGACGCAGGGACTTTATCGAATCTGCCAGGTGGCTTTAAGACCCGTGGCTTGCGAGTAAAAGGAGACGATACTCCGATTTCTCCAGGAGAGTTCCGTGATGTTGACGTACCCAGCGGAGTATTAAAAGACAATATCCTACCTTTGCCTTACAAAGAACCAAGTCAAGTTCTCTATTCTTTACTTGGAACTATCGTAGAGGAAGGCCGTAGGTTTGCCTCGGCAGCTGATATTGAGATTTCGGATATGTCAGCCAATACCCCAGTCGGTACGACTCTGGCTATTTTGGAAAGAACTCTCAAAGTAATGTCTGCAGTTCAGGCCCGTGTTCATTACTCAATGAAACAAGAGTTAGGACTTTTAAAAGACATCATCCGTGATTACACCCCACCAGACTATAGCTACGAACCTGACGAAGGTACTCGTTTTGCTAAACAATCAGACTATGACGATGTAGACGTTGTTCCAGTCTCTGATCCTAACGCTGCAACGATGAGCCAGAAAGTGGTTCAGTATCAAGCCGTTTTACAACTGGCTCAACAGGCTCCTCAGTTATACGACTTAGCCAAACTTCACCGTCAGATGTTAGAAGTTCTTGGCATTAAAAATGCTAAGAAACTTATTAAGCTAGAAGATGATCAAACCCCAGAAGATCCTATTACTGAGAATATGAACATCATTAATATGCGGCCAGTAAAAGCGTTCTTCTATCAAGACCATGAAGCGCATATTCAAGTCCATATGAACGCCATGAAAGATCCAAAAATTGCTCAGTTGATGGGCCAAAACCCAAATGCTCAGGCAATTGGCGCAGCTGCGATGGCTCATATTAATCAACACTTAGCCTACGCATACCGTAGACAGATGGAACAGTTGATGAATGTTCAATTGCCAGATCCAGACCAAGAGAAGGAAGAAGGTATTCCACGGGAAATGGAAGTACAGATTTCTGCGATGGCTGCTCAGGCTTCGGATATGCTTTTAAACAGAAACAAAAACGAAATTGCAGCGCAACAGGCTCAACAAGCAGCTCAAGATCCTGTCATTCAAATGCAAGCAAAAGAACTCCAGCTCAAAGAAGCAGAAGAATTACGCAAAAAGCAAAAAGACGTTATGGATGCATCTGCAAAAGCAGACCAAATCCGTATCGAACAAGAGCGTATTTCATCCCAGGAACGTATTGCTGGCCTTCAAGTCGGGGCAAAACAAGCATCTGACAAGGAAAAGCTTGAATTAGAAAAAATGAAAGAAGGCTTTCAGATTGGCAAACAAATTAGTGAAATGAAAAATCCAAAAAAGGAGAATAAAGGCTAATGGATAAGAATTTGGATTACCTTTTAGACGAGTACAAAGAACGCATAACAGTCCTCAAACAGGCTGTTGCTGCGGGAAATTGTCAATCTTTTGAGGAGTACAAGTACGCTTGCGGACAACTTCGAGGTCTGGAGTCTGCTTGTTTAATTATTACAGACCTGAAACAAAGACTGGAGAACTCGGATGAGTGAAATCCTTATCGGCTCAAATCCCGATAACCCGCACATCGTGGGAGTAGTAAATTTTGAATCTAGCAATGAAGAAAAAGCAAAAGCATTACCAGAACCTTCGGGATACCGTATTTTAGTGGCAATACCAGAGCAAGAGAAAGAGTATGAAAGTGGAATCCTCAAATCGGATAAAACTATGCAATACGAAGAAGTTCTTTCAACTGTCTTTTTTGTCGTAAAAATGGGTCCAGATTGTTACCAGGACAAAGGTCGATTTCCAAATGGCCCTTGGTGCAAAGTCGGTGACTTTATTTTAGCCAGACCAAACTCTGGCACAAGGCTAAAGATCCACGGACGAGAGTTCAGGATTCTAAATGATGACTCTGTAGAGGGCATCGTACAAGATCCAAGAGGAATAACACGAGTTTAAGGAGAAATCATGGCTCAAATGCAACTTGAGGAATTTAAATTCCCAGATGAAGAAAAAATTCAGGCTCAAATACCTGAAGAAGATTTTGAAATTGAATTAGTAGACGATACACCAGAGGAAGATAAGGCAAATGCAACACCAATGCCCAAGCAATTGGTCGATGAAATTGATGCAGATGACTTAGAAGCCTATTCTGGGGAGGCAAAAACCCGATTAATGCAAATGAAGAAGGTCTATAACGATGAACGTAGACGAGCTGACGCTGCAGAAAAGGAACAAAAGGATGCAATTCGTCTTGCCCAGTCAGTTCTTGCTGAAAACCAGCAATTAAAGGGTAAATTGACAGTAGGTGAGCAAAACTTAGTTACCAATGTTAAGCAAAACATCAGTTATGAGCTGGAAAAAGCAAAACAAGAGTACAAAGATGCTTATGACTCTGGCGATTCTGACCGTTTAGTAGAGGCTCAGGACAAATTGACGGATGTAAAGTTCAAATCGCAAGAATTAGAACGCTATCGTCCCGAATTTTCACAAGAAGCTTTACAATCTCAAGAATCTGGTGTACAAATACAAAATCAACCCCAACAATTGGACTCAAAAACCCAATCGTGGCTGGACAAAAACCAGTGGTACGGGAAAGATGATGATATGAGCTATCTGGCTCATGGCGTGCATAGAAGGCTAGAAAGAGAAGGAGTCCCAATAGGCTCCGACCATTACTGGGCTACTATAGACGAAGAAGTACACAGAAGATTCCCTGAGAAATTTGGGGGAGGCGAAGAAACCAAAGATTCTTCGGACGCAGAAATCAAACACTCTGCTAAAAAACCAGCAACTGTTGTTGCCCCCGCAACAAGATCGACCTCGCCAAAACGAGTAACTCTTACGCTAAGGGAACAAGCATTAGCTAAGAAATTAAACCTTACTAATGAGCAGTATGCTCGTGAAAAAAACAAAATGGAGTCCCAAAATGGCTGAAACAAGAACACCTAGAGAAGTAAGTACCCGTCAACAATTTATGCGTCCAGAATCCTGGAAGCCGCCTGAGTTGTTGCCAGAACCAGACAAACAGGCTGGATTTGCATATCATTGGGTTCGTGTCTCAACTAATGGTCAAGCTGACCCTCGCAATCTTTCTGCCAAACTCAGAGAAGGTTGGGAACCAGTAAGAGCAGAAGAACAGCCAGCAATGGAACTTTTAGTCGATCCAACTAGTCGCTTTAAGGACAACATTGAGATTGGCGGGTTATTACTTTGCAAAACCCCAGAAGAATTTGTGACTCAACGTAATGCTTATTACGCCAAACAAACACAAGCTCAGACGGACGCTGTAGACAACAACCTCATGCGCCAAAGCGACCCACGGATGCCTCTCTTTAAAGAGAATAAATCCACAAGTAGCGTTGGTAGATAGTATTTTTTATTAATTAATTAGGAGAATTAAATGGCTTATCCAACCGTTTCTGCTCCCTATGGCCTAGACCCAATTAACCGTTTTGACGGTATTGCATATGCAGGAGCAACTCAACAGTTGACTATTGCATCTACATACAATACTGCCATTTACAACGGTGACATTGTTGCTGTGGTCAGTGGGAATATCGTAAAATCGTTAGTAACTTCTAACGTTTCTACAAACTCTTCAACAGCTACTTATGGTGTTTTCATGGGCTGCCAGTACGTTAACTCACAAGGTCAAACAGTACAAGCTCAGTATTACCCAGGTAATGCTTCAGCTACTTCTGCTATTGCTTATGTAGTTAATGACCCTGTTGCTGAGTACAAAGTAGCCGTTACTTATTCTGGTAACTCTACAATTTCTTCAACAACTATTGCTGCTATTGGTACAAACGCTGCCTTGATTCAAGGTACGGGTTCGGCTACTACTGGTAACTCTGGTGTTTCATTGGCTGCTCCTGCTGCAAACGCAGGTAATGCCGCTGTATTGCCAGTTCGTATTATTGCCGTAGTTCCAGCAACCGCAGCAAACGCCACCCTTTACACTGAAGTAATCGTAAAGTTAAATCAACCTCAAATCTTGGTCTCAACCGCCAATGATTTCGCATAATAGGAGCTAATTAAATGGCTATTTCACGTGCACAACTACTGAAAGAGTTGCTCCCAGGATTGAACGCATTGTTCGGTTTAGAGTATGCTCGCTATGGCGAAGAACACAAAGAAGTCTATGAAACAGAGACCTCTGAGCGTTCTTTTGAAGAAGAAACTAAGTTGTCAGGCTTCTCTGCAGCTCCTGTTAAAAACGAAGGCTCTGCCATCGCTTATGACAATGCTCAAGAAGCATGGACAGCTCGCTACAACCACGAAACAATCGCTTTGGGCTTCAGCTTAACTGAAGAAGCTATCGAAGATAACTTGTATGACAGCCTATCAGGTCGTTATACCAAGGGATTGGCTCGTGCTATGGCTTATACCAAGCAGGTTAAAGCTGCTGCTGTATTGAATAACGGTTTCACTACTGGCTATAACGGTGGCGATGGCGTTCCTCTTTTCAGCGCATCACACCCATTGGTAAATGGTAGCGTAAACAGCAACATCCCTTCAACTCCTTCTGACTTAAACGAAACTTCTTTAGAAGCTGCTGTTATTCAGATCGCTGGTTGGACCGATGAGCGTGGTTTATTAATCGCTGCTAAACCTAAGAAGTTAGTTGTTCCTCCTACACTCCAGTTCGTTGCAACTCGTTTGCTCGAAACTGAATTGCGTGTTGGTACAAACGACAACGACATCAATGCTATCAAGAACAACGGTTCTGTCTCGGAAGGTTACGCAATTAACCACTTCTTGACCGACACCAATGCTTGGTTCCTAACTACTGATGTTCCTAATGGCATGAAGCACTTTGTGCGTACTCCATTACAGAACTCAATGGACGGTGACTTCGATACTGGTAACGTCCGTTACAAGTCTCGTGAGCGTTATTCGTTTGGTTGGTCTGATCCTCTCGGTATGTATGGTTCCGCTGGAGCCTAATACCTCAAACTTTTGTTTGGACCCCGCCCAAAAAGCGGGGTTTTTTCATTTGTAGCATAATTGTCATAATCAATTGATTTAATTAGAAAAAGTCAAAGGTGTCTATGTCATTTAAGTCAAATATTAGTGATGAAGAATTTATTAGGGTTTGGAGGAAATTAGGCAGCCCTACTCTTGTTGGCAAGCACTTTGGTTTAAATGCAAGGTCTATGATTGCTAGGCGGCAATCACTTGAGCTTCGCCATAAAATTGAATTGCCTACCTTTAATTCTCAACGAGAAGAAAAAAAGGTAAAACCCAAAAAGATTAATTTAGCAGCACACAATGTCCGTAGAGGCATTGACGTAGATAAAGTTAAAAGAGTCATAGTCTTTTCAGACGCTCACTTTACCGATACAACTACCACAGCGTTTAAGGCTCTACTGTTAATGATTAAAGAATTTAAGCCACAAGTCATTATTTGTAATGGTGATGCTTTTGATGGACAAGTTCTTAGCCGTTTTCCATCGATCAATTACGACCAAAAACCTACCGTATTAGATGAATTAAAAGCCTGTCGTTATCACTTAGATGAGATAGCTAAAAATAAACCAGCTGGCTGTAGACTCATATGGACCCTGGGTAACCACGATATGCGCTACGAGGCATGGTTAGTTAACAAGGTCCCTGAATACAGCGGTGTTGACGGCTTCAGTCTTAAATACCATTTCCCCGAATGGGAAACTTGCTGGAGCTTTTGGATTGGTGAAGATACCGTAGTCAAGCACCGTTATAAGGGTGGCCGCATGGCAGGTTATAACAATTTGACTGCGGCAATGAATACGAACATTATTACTGGCCACACCCATGTGCTATGTGCAAGTCCAATTACAGGTTATCAAGGAACTTGGTGGGGAGTGCAAACTGGATGTCTAGCTAATCCCCTTAGTTCAACCTTTGAATATACTGAAGATAGCCCTAAAGATTGGCGATCAGGGTTTGTAATGCTTTCATTTGATCAAGGCAGAATGTTAATGCCAGAGCTTATTATGGTTACTGATGAAGAAAACGGTGAGTTTGAATTTAGAGGTTGTATCAACCAAACATGAAACTAACTCCAGCCATACTCCGCAATTTATACAGCGCAATCTATTGTATGGACCCATTTCATCGTTGGCCCATGCCATTGCCAGAACAGATCAAGTTTATCGTAGACCAGGATGAGGCTATGGGAACTTATCTCTACGATGACGGGGAAAAGTTTGAGCACATTATTACTATTTCAGAAAGAAAGTGCGGACACCTCTCAACAGTAATTCGGGTTCTTTGCCATGAGGCCGTGCATATGAGCAGATGGAAAACATCTAAATGGAATCACCATGACTCTGAATTTCGTAGGCGCACCAAGGTTGTATCAGAAGAGCTAGGCTTTGATCCGCTAGAATTGTAAACAATATTGTTTATAGGGTTTACCCTAGGTAGCAAAAGGTAACCTTTTAACACCTACCGTCTACGTCAAGATCTTTTAGTAACTTTCTTATTCTTTTTTTAGGCCTTCCAATAGCAGCTGCGCTACCTTCTTCGGGTTTAACTGCGTACTCATCAATTGCTTTGGTAAGGAGACCAACAAGGCCCCATTGGACAAGGGTTTCAAGTCCTTTTTTATCGAATCTAACGATAGCTTCAGCCGAACCATCTTTATTCTCCTTTACTATCTTTACGGATATTTCCATTTTCATCCCCAAAAGTAAGAATTGGTTTATCTAAAGCCTCTAAAGCCCATTTTAAATAAGTTCTAATATCTTCAATGTTTTCGCCACCCATAGTAGCAGTGGTATGACCTAAAAGGCTACCATCGTGATCATAGAATACTTCCCTAATTTCAACATAGGGGTCTTCCCCAAGCATATTAACTAATCTAAGATTCCAGGTCATTTAATGGCAATCATATACAGCCCAACATTACCAAGAGCATATCCAAAGTATGTGACAGCCAGTCCAGTATTGCCTTTAAGTAGCTGTTCTCCAGCGATATAAGCATAAATAACCCCCGTAACAATAATCAGCCAAGAACTCATTATGTCTCCAAATTGGTGAGGGTGTTTCGAAACAAAAAGCCTAAATTTCTTTAAACCTTACCCCCACAAATATTTTACCAAAAACATTACACATATTGAAAAATGTAGTAAGATCGAACAAACTGGAATAACTTGCTTGTTAGACTGGTCCAGCAGACGCATACACGACTAACAAGCTGATCTTTGTATGAAGGACAATTTATCATGGCATTAGCAACAACCTCAGCCGTATGGCGCTCAACAGGTGGTGATCAAACTCGTACAGCTTATGCTGGTTCGATGGATATGATTGCCCAGTTTTATATCGCTAACACATCAGCTACTACCTCAAACGTAGCAATATCTTCCACTAACACTGCAGCTTTAATTCTTCCAGCTAACGCTGTAGTTTTGACTGTAAACATTACAACTCCATCTACAGGCGCTAACTCTACCTGTAACATTGGTTATACCCCATTAGTTTCAGTTGGCCCTGGCCAAACTGGTACTTTAGGTACTAACGTTACTGGTGCTTTTGTAGCCAACGCAAACTTGGCAACTCGTCAAGTTATCAATATTGCTGGTACAGGAGCTGGTGCATCTTTAGGTAACGTTGCTAATGCAACTAACCTAGTTGTTGTTACCTCGGCTATTGGTACTGCTGGTGCTGTTGGTGGCCCTGTTACTGGGTCTATTCGTTACTACGTTGCGGACAACGGTCAGCAAAACGTTTAATTAATCTAGGGGGATTCGTCCCCCACTTAAATCTTTAGGAGATTAATTATGATGCAAACTGACGTTAAATCGGCCCACCAAGCCGTAACTGGATTTTTAATTCCAGCTGTTAGAACTCGTGTAAAACAAATTACATATTCTGGTAATGGATCACAAGCTGGCGCACTCATGCTTTTTGATACAACAGCTGCTCCAGTTACAGCTAGTTATTCTAAAACTGCTAACGTTGTAACAGTTAGCTCTACAGCTCATGGACTTTCTAATGGCGCTATAGTAGGTATTGGATATTTAAGTGCTACAGGAAATTCAGCAACCGATGGTAACTATGCGATTTCAAATGCTTTAGCAAATACTTTTAACATTACAGATATTAATTTAGTATCTAATGTAAGCGGTGGAACAGCTTGTTACTTTGTAACCAATGGTAATACTTGGCTTACTTCATTTGATACTTTAACTAGCCAAACTTCAACACAGCAAATAAGTATTCCTGGCGAAGGCGTTTTAGTACAAAATGGTTTGTATGCTCAAATGAATTCTATTGGTTTTGTAACTGTATTTTATGGCTAAGAAAAAAGGCCCCTCTCTTGCAGTTGGGCGTGGTGAGAAACTTCCAGTCTCGAAAGGGGCTGGTCTTACTGCTAAAGGCCGTGCTAAATACAATGCAGCTACAGGTAGTAATTTAAAAGCCCCGCAACCAGAAGGTGGAGCAAGGAAGAAGTCTTTTTGCGCACGTATGTCTGGTATGCCTGGCCCAATGAAAGATGAGAAGGGTAAACCTACTCGTAAAGCGGCTAGTTTAGCCAGGTGGAAATGTTAAAATGAACGATATAAATCCAATTGAAACAGCTAGAGAGTTAGCAACCCATGCTAGTAACATTCAGCACTTGCAAGAAGATATGGACAAAATGATAGAGGAGATGGCTCAAATTAAAACTACGCTCCAAAACATTGAAAAAACTTTATCTGAAGCTAAAGGTGGTTGGAAAACATTAATGGCAATCGGTGGCGCAGTAAGTCTTATTACTGGAGTTATTGGTGTAGTTATTGGATATTGGAGTCATAAATAATGCCATCTACATCTAAAAAACAGCATAACTTTATGGCAGCTATTGCTCATTCAAAAGAATTTGCTAAAAAAGCAGGTGTTCCTATGTCAGTTGGTAGAGACTTTATTGATGCTGACAAAGGTAAAAAGTTCCGTAAGGGTGGTTCTACTAATCCTATGGAGGCTAAAATAGCCAATCCAAGAGTGCATCATGGTCAGATTCAACTGCCAAATGCAAGTGTTTCTAAATTTACAGGATTTAAAGAAGGCGGAACTATGAAAGAATCTAAATCAGAAACTAAAAAAGAAATGGCGATGGACAAGAAGCAAGATGTTGCCATGATTAAAAAAGCGTTCAAAGAGCACGATGCTCAAGAACACAAGGGCGGTAAAGGTACAAAAATTACTCTAGCAAAAGGTGGAATGATGAAAGAAACTATGGGGCCACGCACAATGGCAATGGATGTAGAAAAAGGTTCAAATAAATTATTAGCTCATGGTGAGTCCGCTGTTCAAAAGCGTGGTCACACTAAAGGCAAACTTTTAGGCGATTCAGGCAAATCAATGGGCATCATGGGTGGCGCTAAAGGTATGGCTAAAGGCGGTTCAGCTTCCAGCCGTGCTGATGGAATAGCTTCTAAGGGTAAAACCCGTGGGAAGATGTGCTAAATCATGGCATTTACTGAGACTGGTAAAGAGAAAGAAAAACGGGAAGCCTATTACAAGGCTAACAAGGAAAAAGGTATTCGTGCTGAAAAAGAGCGTGATTACAAAATGTTTGGCACAACCGAACAGAACATTCCTGCCGTAGATACCATGGGTAATGTTACTGGCATGAAGTCTGGTGGATTTGTCCATCACAGCGTTCATGTTAAGAAGCACTCTGCTGGTTTTAAAAACCATGATGAACACATTAAAGCAATGTGCATGGGTGGTAAGGCTAAAAAATGAGAGCATCTCGTGGAATGGGCGATATAGCCCCATCTAAAATGCCTAGCGGGAAAAGAAAGCCCCGTAGGGATAATACTGACTTCACGCAGTACGCTGAAGGAGGAAAGGTAGGATTGTATGAAAACATTCATAAAAAACGTGCTCGCATCGCTGCAGGATCTAATGAGAAAATGCGAAAGCCTGGTAGTAAAGGCGCTCCAAGTAAAGCCGACTTTATCAAGTCAGCCAAAACAGCCAAGAAAGGCTAATAATGGCAACCAAAAATTGGATAGCGGGAGCAATAAAAAAACCAGGGTCGCTACGAAAAGCGTTGGGAGCAAAAGCAGGACAGCCAATCCCAGCAAAAAAACTAGCAGCAGCAGCACAAAAGCCAGGAAAACTGGGGCAAAGAGCACGTCTCGCTGAGACTCTTAAAGGCATGAAAAAATGAGCACAACAGGGACCACAGCATTTAACTTAGACGTTAATGACCTCATTGAGGAGGCGTTTGAGCGCTGTGGTAGAGAGCTTCGTACTGGATATGACTTTAAAACCGCTAGAAGGTCTTTAAACCTTCTTACAATTGAATGGGCTAACAAGGGTATTAACTTGTGGACAGTCGAGCAGGGAATCATTCCTATGGTCACTGGACAGGCTATGTATCCATACCCAGCCGATACCATTGACTTGATGGACATGGTTATTCGCCAGAACAATGGTACATCTAACCAGATGGACATCAATATCAGCCGTATTGCAGAGCCAACATATATGTCTTTGCCTAATAAACTGGCACAAGGCAGACCAATTCAGGTATATATCAACCGTCAATCAGGCCAAGAAAACGCTACAACAGTGCTTTTAGATGGCAATGTTAGTTCTACAACAACCACTATTGCGCTAACAAGCACCGCTGGAATCACTTCTTCTGGTTTTATTAAGATTGGTACAGAGACAATTAGCTACCCAAATGTTAGTGGAAACCAACTAATTAACTGTGCCCGTGGTCAAAATGGCACTACAGCAGCTTCTCATTTAACTGGTGCAGCGATTACTGTACAGAATTTGCCATGTATTAATGTATGGCCAACACCAAATTCACCTGGAAGTCAGTACTTATTTGTTTATTACAGGCTTCGTAGGATTCAAGATGCGGGAACTGGAATATATGTACAGGACATCCCATTTCGATTTATACCTTGCATGGTTGCAGGGCTGGCGTATCAGCTTAGCACTAAGTTACCAGATGTAGATCCAAACAGAATAATGATGTTAAAAGCAGCATATGATGAGTCTTTCCAGTTAGCAGCTGACGAAGATAGAGATAAGTCACCAGTGCGGTTTGTACCAAGGAATATGTTCTATGCATAATACATTTGGGATAGTCTATGCCTAATCAATTTGCATCTGGCAAACACGCCATTGCCGAATGTGATCGATGCGCCCAGAGATATAAGCTAAAGGAACTAAAGACACAGACGGTAAAGACAAAACCATTTAAAATAAAGGTATGCCCTACTTGCTGGGACCCTGACCAGCCTCAGTTACAACTGGGTATGTATCCAGTGAATGACCCGCAAGCAGTAAGAGACCCAAGGCCTGATGTTAGTTATTTAGCTTCGGGAACAAATGGTTTACAGATTAGTTTAAATGGCGGCACTGGTCCAAATGGATTGGGTACGCAGGATATGGGTAGTAGAGTATTTCAGTGGGGCTGGAACCCTGTAGGTGGTTCTAGATTATTTGACAATGCTTTAACGCCAAATGACTTGATAGGTAGCACACAACTTGGTACAGTAACGGTTAGTATAACTTAGGAGTAAATTATGACATTCAGAAAAGCAGCAGACGGAGTAACAAAAACAGGTAAAACTAAGGGTACTAACCTTGGTGATTCAGGCCCATCCGTAGGAATTGAAAAAGGCCCAAAAAAGGGACCACAGAAACTAGGTAATTCTATGAAGGCTGTTGGTCGTAATATGGCTCGTGCTATGTTGCAAAAATCTGCAGGAAGAGGTCGATAATGGCTACGAATAAGACAGTTAAGGCTACTCCAGGGGGTAAATTCCCGCTTGGTCATGCTAAAGAAGCTAAAGACGCAAGCACTTGGACTTATAAGTTTCCCCAAAGTACTGGTACTGATCGGGATATTGGTGTTTATGCACAGCCAAAGCCAAACGATAAAAGCGCTGATATTCAATACGCTACCAACCCAAATACCATGAGAGCTGATGAGCATACTCCTGGTGGGATGCCAGCTATGACTGTTTCAATCAGCAACAAGACCCGTGGCCCTAAGACTGAAGGTGTTGATATGCGTGGTTATGGCGCTGCAACAAAAGGTATTAAGTCTAGAGGCCCAATGGCATAATGGATTACAACACCCTTTTCGCTCAGATTCAGACGTATACGGAAAACATATTTCCAGATACGTATCTTGCTAATGGAAGTGCTATAACTGCTACAACGCAGATTAATACTTTTATCCAGCAAGCGGAAGCACGTATTTACAATACAGTGCAAATTCCCTCTTTGCGAAAGAATGTTACTGGAAACTGTTCTCCATCAACGCCATATCTTGGCTGCCCAAACGACTATTTATCTACATTTTCAATGGCTGTTATTGATGCTACTGGCATATATGAGTATTTGCTTAACAAAGATGTTAACTATATTCGCCAAGCCTACCCAGATCCGACTGCCAAAGGGATGCCAAAATACTATGCTTTGTTTGGTTCACGGTTAAATGATCCTAATGAATTGAGCTTTATGTTAGGGCCATCCCCAGATTCTGCATATACTATCGAATTACACTACTTTTATTACCCAGAATCCATTGTTACCGCTGGTTCTTCATGGCTTGGTGATAATTACAGCCCTGTTCTTCTTTATGGTTCTTTGGTTGAGGCTTATACCTACATGAAGGGTGAAACAGATATGCTATTAGCGTACAACACCAAGTACAATGAGGCATTACAGCAGTTGAATCGTTTGGGAACTGGCCTTGAGCGTGGGGATGCGTACAGGGACGGACAAGCAAAAATCAAGGTTAATCCTTAAACTTTTACTAGGAGCAAAAAATGGCAATTACTCAAGGAATGTGTGACAACTTTAAGGTTCAAATCCTTAGTGGTCAGCAAAACTTAATTTCGGGTGCAACTACAACATATAAGATTGCTTTATATACAAGTTCAGCATCTTTAAGCAATGGAACGGCAAACTATACAAGTCTTAATGAAGTATCTAGTTCTGGATCAAACTACACTGCAGGTGGCAACACTTTAGCAGTTAGCACAAGCCCAACTAACACTGGTAACGTAGCATTTATGTCGTTTTCAAATAGCTCATGGACAAATGCAAACATTACTGCTGCTGGCGCTTTGATTTATAACAGTACTGCAAATACCGCTGTGGCATCACTGTCATTTGGTGGCGATAAAACTGCTACTAACGGTACTTTTACTGTTATATTTCCTACCGCTGATTATCAAAACGCTATTATTCGTATAGCATAAGGAGCCTGACATGGCTTTAGTATTAAGTGATCGAGTCCAAGAGACTAGTACCTCAACAGGTACGGGAACTATTACGCTGGCTGGAGCCGTAACAGGTTATCAGTCTTTTGCTGTCGTTGGGAATACTAATACAACTTACTACACCATTGCGGACCAATCGGGTTCTAACTGGGAAGTAGGTATTGGCACTTACTATACTGGTAACGTATCTTTAGCTCGTACAACCATTCTTGCATCTAGTAATGCCAATGCAGTAGTTAACTTTGGCGCAGGAACTAAATCAGTATTTGTAACTTATCCTGCTGAAAAAGCTGTTTATTTAGATGCAAATAATGTAACTACAATTACCAACTTTGCTTCTGCTAACGTATTAATTACGGGCGGTACAATTTCTGGCATTACCATTCCAGCTGCAAACGTTTCTGGTCTTGGTACTATGGCGACTCAAAACGCCAATGCAATTACAGTTACTGGCGGAACAATTTCAGGGACAGGTATTACATCTGGTAACGTAACAATTACTGGTGGAACAATCAACAACGTTTCGCTTACTAACGTTACATATGGTGGCTTGGGTACAATGTCTACTCAAAATGCTACTACTGTAGTTATTACTGGTGGAACAATTAACAGCGTTGCCTTTACAGGTGGCACTCTTAATAACATGACTATTGGTGCTACAACAGCCAATACAGGTTCGTTTACTACTGTAACTGCCAATCTTGCAACGTTCTCTGGTAACGCAACTTCTACTGCGTTTAATACAGTTAATATCGTAGAACCCACTACCGTATCTGGTACAGGCGCTGCAAGTACAATTAACTTTGATGTAAACACGCAATCGGTTTATTACTCTACAGCCAATGCAACGGCTAATTGGACGGTAAACTTCCGTGGTTCTAGTACATTTACTTTAGCCAATACTCTTGCAAATAATCAGACAATTACTTGTAGTTTGCTGGCTACTCAGGGTGCTACTGCTTATTACAATTCTTTAGTTCAGATTGACGGCTCTACTGTTACTCCTAAATGGCAAGGCGGTACAGCGCCAACTTCTGGAGATACGGCTGCAGTCGATGTGTATAACTATGTAATAACTAAGACTTCAACAGCCCCGACCTATACAGTACTTGCCTCAATTACTAAATTTGCCTAAGGATTTTCAATGCCAGCATTAAAAAGAATTGGCGCAGCTTGTTTATCGGCTTTTGGTTTTGGTCAAGGCGCTTCTGTTACTGCTACTTACCTTCAGGTTGCTGGCGGTGGAGCAGGTGGTTATCTAACAGGTGGCGGTGGCGGTGCAGGTGGTTATTTAACAGGAACAACCGTTTTATCTACTTCAGCTTCTTACACTATTGTTGTAGGCGCAGGCGGTGCAGGTAGTTCTTCAAGTAGTTCGGCAAATGGTTCGAATTCTTCTATTGGCGCATTAACTGCTTCAATTGGTGGTGGCGGTGGTGGTGGCTACCCAAGCGCAGGTGCTGCAAACGGCAAAGCTGGTGGCTCTGGTGGTGGTGCGGGTGAATATGGCGGTATAGGAACTGGCGGTGCTGGAACTTCAGGCCAAGGTAATGCTGGTGGCGGTGGTTATGCTTCTGGAGGTAACATTGTTTCAGGCGGTGGCGGTGGAGCAGGTGCTGTTGGTGGAACAGGAGTAAATGGCGGTCCAGCAGGTTCGGGTGGAGTTGGTTTAGCTAATTCAATTTCTGGTACTTCTACTTACTATTCTGGTGGCGGTGGCGGTTCTTCTTATGGTGGATCCGCAGTTGGTTCTGGTGGTACTGGTGGTGGCGGAGCTGGCGTAAACAATGGAAGTGGGGGTTCTGGTACCGCTAATACAGGCGGTGGTGGTGGTGGTAGTGCAAATTCTGGCTCTGGCGGTTCTGGCGGTTCAGGCATTGTCATTATTTCTTATGCTGGTATACAAAAATTTGGTGGCGGTGTAATAACATATATTGGTGGAAATACTATCCACACATTTTTATCAAGCGATACATTAAAACCTTTAAATTCTATAACTGCAAGTTATTTAATAGTTGCTGGTGGTGGTGGTGGTGGAGCTTATAACTCTGGTGCAGGTGGCGGTGCTGGCGGTATGCAGACTGGTTCTGGTTTAATACTTGATACAAACTCAACTTATACTGTTACCGTAGGTGCTGGTGGTACTGGAACAGTAGTAGGAACATCAACCGCTGCTACAAATGGTAGTAATTCAAGTTTTAGCACACTAACTACGCCTTCTGTTGGTGGCGGTTATGGAGCAAGCAATGCAATAGGCGGAAATCCCGGTGGCGCTGGTGGTTCTGGTGGTGGCGGAAACTATAACAATGGAGCTGGTGGCGCTGCGACTAGTGGTCAAGGTAATGCGGGCGGAAGCGGTAATGCTGCTAACGCAGGCCCAGCTTTCCCCGGTGCGGGTGGTGGCGGTGCTGGAGCTGTTGGTGGAACTACTTCATCAGTAACTGGCGGTGCTGGCGGTGCTGGTTTAGCTAACTCTATTTCTGGCACTTCAGTTACCTATGCTGGAGGTGGTGGTGGTAGCGGTCAAAGTGCTAGTGGAGTAGGTGGTGCTGGCGGAACTGGCGGTGGCGGAGCTGGTGGAGCAAATACTGGAAATGGTACTGCAGGAACTGCTAACACAGGTGGCGGTGGTGGAGCTGGAACTACTGTAGCTGGTTCTAACGGGGGTTCAGGTGTAGTAATCATTTCATACGCTGGTAGCCAAGTATTTGGTGGAGGTACTGTAACCTCAAGCGGTGGAAATACTATCCATTCATTTACAAGTAGTGGAAGTTTAGCTCCACCTTATTCTGTTTCATATTTGATAGTAGCTGGCGGTGGTTCTGGCGGTTATGCAGGTTTTGGTGCTGGCGGTGGCGCTGGTGGTCTTGTAACTGGCACAACAAATTTCTTTAGCGGAACAACATATACCATTGCTGTTGGTGGTGGTGGCGCTGGAGTTGGTAGTGCATCTAGCGGAAACAATGGTTCTAACTCCTCAATTACTGGTTTAACTGCTGCAATTGGCGGTGGCGGGGGCGGTGGTAATACTTCAGGAACGGCTGGAAATTCTGGTGGTAGCGGAGGCGGTGGTACTGGTCAAGGTTCTGGCGCTGGAGGTGCAGGAACTGCTTTACAAGGTAATGCGGGTGGTGCTGGCTCAGGTACGGCTGCTGGTGGTGGAGGTGGCGCTGGCGCAGTAGGCGCAACTGGGGGTGCTGGGGCTGGCGGAGCTGGCGGAGCTGGTACAGCTTCAAGCATTTCTGGTAGTTCTGTAACCTATGCTGGCGGTGGCGGTGGATATGGAAATGTAAGTCCCGGTGCTGGTGGATCAGGTGGTGGTGGCACTGCTGGAAATACTGGCGTTACTGCTGCTACTTCTGGAACAGCTAATACTGGTGGTGGTGGTGGTGCTGCTGGAGCTGTTGGTAATTCAGGCGCTGGTGGTTCTGGTGTTGTTATTCTATCAATACCAACAAGTCGTTACACAGGTACTTACACAGGATCACCAACCGTAACCACAAGCGGAACAAATACAATCTTGACTTACACTACTGTTGGTAGCGGAACTTATACAGCTTAAAGGAAAAATTATGGGTCATTTTGCAAAAGTAGAAAATGGGATAGTTACTGATGTAATTGTTGCAGGTCAAGATTTTATTGATAGCGGAGTTGTTGGCGATCCAGTTTTATGGGTTAAAACTTCATACAATACCTATGGGAATGTGCATTACGCCCCTAGCCCCCCTGCTGAACCAATGACCCCAGACGGTGGAACTCCGCTTAATTACAACTACGCTGGTATTGGTTATTCATGGGACGGCACAGGTTTTGCAGCGCCACAGCCTTACCCAAGTTGGACTTTAAACCCCGCTACCTATCTCTGGGAAGCTCCAGTACCAATGCCTACAACAGGTGGCCCATATTTATGGGACGAAGCAACCCTATCTTGGGTAGCATCACCAACAGTTTAAATATCCTAGACAAAAATGTTTGGGATATCAGCCTTTGCAGCGGTACCGTTTGCTACCAGCTATAGCCCCAATGCGGATGCGATAGTCTCTGGGGTACAAGCCACGGGTCAAATTGGCCCAGCTTTTGTACAAGGCGTAGCTAATCAAGTAAGTTCTGGTCTATTCGGTTTTGGTACATTTGCCGATGCAGCTTTTGGTGATATTGGCAGTAATAATGGCGCTGTAAATGCTTATGTAACAGGTGTAACAGGTGTTACTCAACTTGGCACTGCAACAGTAAGGGGTACCGCTAATATAAACCTTGTGGGCGTACAGGGTGTAGGTCTTACTGGAACAGTAACTACTCAGGCAGCGGCTAATATAAATTTAACGGGCGTACAAGCCGTAGGCCAGGTTGGAACTGCCGTAGCCGCTGCTAATGCAAATGTTTATCTTACAGGGGTAACAGGTGTTACACAGTTAGGCACAACTACCGTAGCGACACTTACGCCCGTCTTTGTAACAAGTGTCCAAGGTGTAGGCCAGACTGGTACGGCTAGAGTAACAGGTACTGCAAACGTCAATTTAACTGGCGTTATAGGATATGGGCAAACTGGCACTGTCACTACTACTGCTGCAGGAAACGTTTCAGTAACTGGAGTTCAAGGCGTAGGACAATTAGGCACTGCAACAGCTGCTGCAAATGCCAATGTATACGTTACAGGCGTTCAGGGAGTAAGCCAGCTAGGATATACAGATGAGACTGGAACTGCTAATATACGGGTTACAGGTGTTACTGGTGTAGGTGCGGTAAGTAATGTTGCTGTATTCGTAGGTATACAAGTATCTGTAACTGGTGTGCAGGGCGTTGGTATAATTGGTGATGCAACCATAGCTGGATCTGCTTCAGTTTATGTAACAGGCGTACAGGCTGTAGGTATTTTAAATAATGTGCTAGTTTGGGGTCAAATTAGTGACGACCAAAATCCAAATTGGCAAAATGTATTTTACTTTAAATATCTTGGCGCTGGAAATATGTTGGGCGCAGCCCCGTTTGGAACGGTTTCATTTGGCGGTTTAGATGGGTATGAGTCAAATGACGTAACCCCAACTTGGACAGACGTAAATGATGAGCAGACAACAGATTGGCAATTAATAGCAGCATAAAGGAAAATTATGGCCTCAACTTACAGTACAACTCTAAGACTAGAACTCATTGGACAAGGCGAACAGTCTGGTACATGGGGTGTAACAACTAATAATAACTTTGGTGCTTTGGTAGAACAAGCTATTACTGGCGTTCAAACCATTACCATGAATAATACCCAATACATATTATCGTCATTTGACGGTGCTGTAGATGAATCCCGTAATGCTGTTTTGGTGGTTAACGGAACTAACATTACTGCTCAGAATTTAGTTGCACCAGCAGTAGAAAAACTTTATACCATTAGAAATATTAGTGGTGCTAACGTTACTATCAAGACTTCAAGCGGTAATGGCATAGCAGTTTCCAATAATTCTTATGTCCAAGTTTATTGTGATGGAACAGACTTTTATAATGCAACCCCATCTGTAAACAATATTACTGGTGATTTGGCTGTATCTGGCAATGAAACTGTTGGTGGTAATTTAACGGTAACGGGAACATTAAGTGCTGGAACTATTACAGGACTTGGTAAAACTATTCGGCAAGTAGTTTCATCTACGGCATCTGGCTCACCGACTACTAGTTCTTCTTCTTTTCAGCCAACAGGACATTTAGCCTCTATAACACCGTCTTCTACATCAAGCCAAATTATTGTAATGTGGTTTGGGGCATTAGCCCAACCGCAATATCTTGGCACAGAAACTTATGCTTTAGCAGCAATGTTTCGTAATGGTACACAAACAGCTGCTATTACAGGTATTAGCGTTGGAGCAGTTCCAAACGCTGGCGGTGCAGTGCTAATAGCTGTAACTACAAGTGGAAGTGGATTTTCTTATGTAGATTTTCCAACTACAACAAGCCCACTTACCTATCAAATGTACTATAGCGCTTTAGGGGGTGGGCAATGTACTTATAACGACCTTACTGGTTCAGTTATTACTTTATTGGAGATTTTATGAGCGCAACAGTCATTGATGCTTTAAACGTTTTAACCCCTGGGGCGGAGTGGAATATTGCAGATAAGTATAATTACAATACTTTAGAATGGCTTTCCACTGATATTGCCAAACCTACTGAGCAAGAAGTTAATGATGAGATTATTAAGTTAGATCTTGCTGCCCCTTTTGCTGCCTGTAAACAGCAAGCTTCTTCATTATTATCACAAACAGATTGGACAACTATTGCTGATGTGGCAGATCCAACTAAGTCGCAACCATACTTGTTAAATCAAGCCGAATTCACTGCGTATCGTAGTGCTGTTCGTGTTTTGGCGGTATATCCAGTAGCTGAACCAGTATGGCCTGTAAAACCAGCGGAGCAGTGGAGTTCAGTATGATTATTGATAACCAAGCCGTTGATATAGAAGGTAAAGATCCTGTCTGTGCTCATAAGATTGAGATACTCTGCCCAAACTGTGGAAGAGATGTTACTGAATCCGAACTAGCAGCATTAAAGTGTGATGACTGCGGAGCCGATTTAACTGATCCTAAACAGAATCTAGCGGTAGCTGTAACCTCGGTTCCTGTAATTTGTATCACTTGGTAATATGAAAAAAGTAACTATGAGGCAGATGGCGAAGTCTAGAACCATGTGGTTCTCGCTTGCGTTAATGGTTGTAGGTGCTGTATATGAAAACTTTTCATATCTGCAGAATGTTATTGACCCTAAGTACTACGGAATTATTTTAATGTGTATTGGTGTTACCTGTGCAGTTTTACGGTTTTATACTACTTTGCCATTGGATAAAGAATGAACTATCTTATATATGCTTTAGTTTTAGTACCAATTAATCTAATCGGGGTAGTGTTAACTTACCCTTTAGCCTTCATTATTGGAATCTTATACAGCACCCAAATTGGCTGGTGTAACAACGGTACTATTTGGGAATCAGGCCCACGCCTATTTTCTTTTGTTTCTTGGTGGCAGACACCTGATAACAGCTTAGATGGTGACCAAACTTTTAGGGCAGAGCATAACCCTTGCTGGTGGTCGAAAGTCCAGTGGCTGTGGCGTAACCCATTCTACGGATTTGCAGTTAAGTATTTGCATGGCACAGAAGGAATGACTTATGCTGGCAAGATTGATTGTGGTGCAAACAACCCAGGCACTATTCGTGTTGAAGGTCAAGGACTATGGCAGTACAACTCTTATCAACCAATCTTTGGCAAAATGATTTGTTTTAACTTTGGCCATAATATCCGTGCTTTAGTAGACCCAGCTTATATTAACGACCCAGTTAACAAAGACTTTATTGCTAACTTCCCAGCGACTTTTGCGTTCACTATTCGGTTTGCGAGTTAATTATGTTTGGGCTAACTATACCAATTCAGTTTTATATTTACGCAGCTTTAGCCTTAGCAGCTGTTGGTGGTATTGGCTATGGTAAATATGAATCTGTTAAGTATGACGCTTATGTATCTAAGGTAGAACTCGCTGCTAAAGAGCAGGAAATGATTAACAAATCAAAGGCTAAAGAAGCTGCACAAGTTAATGAAAAGGTAAAAAATGACTATGAAAATCGTATCGCTCTTATTAAGCGGACTTATGGTGGCTTGCGCCTCACCGACACCAATAAAACAGGCACAATTTCCGACACCACCAGCCCAACTGATGGCACCCCCACCGACCCTAAATTTATTGAAAAATGTGCAATAACTACGCAAATGCTAGTTAGTTTGCAGGGTTGGTTGTCAGAGCAAATCGGAATCTTTAATGCAAAGTAGCCAGCTACACGCCCTCGGTATAGATGAGAAATGGTTGGAGCCTTTAGATGCCACCTTCCAAAAGTACGACATCTCAACACCAAAGCGTCAAGCAGCGTTTATTGGTCAGTGTACTGTTGAAAGCGCTAACTTTACTCATTTGCAAGAGAACCTTAATTACACCGCCCAAAGACTGATGCAAGTCTGGCCTAGCCGTTTTCCTTATATTATTGCTGCCGAACCATATGCACATAATCCAGAGAAACTTGCTAACTTTGTATACGCTGGACGCATGGGCAATCTTGAAGACGGTGACGGATATACATATAGAGGCAGAGGTTTAATTCAACTAACAGGTAGGGAGATGTATGCGAAGTGCGGAAATGGTCTTGGTATCGATCTTATTGATAACCCTGATCTATTACTTACTCCCGAATATGCGGCTTTAAGCGCAGGTTGGTTTTGGAATAAACACGGTTTAAATTTACTTGCAGATGCCCAAGAATACGGCACAATGACAAGAAGAATCAATGGTGGTACTACGGCTCTTGATGAACGTATTGCCAAGATAAATAAAGCTTTACAAGTACTAGGGTAAATATGCCACTCCAAAAATTGCAACTGCGCCCAGGATTAAACCGAGAAGGTACTAACTACTCTAATGAGGGTGGCTTCTATGATGGTGACAAAATACGATTTCGTTCTGGCTTTCCAGAAAAGATTGGCGGTTGGATACGTTTAAGTGCATCTAATTTTTTGGGAGTATGCCGTTCATTATGGAATTGGGCTACTTTAAATGGCTCTAACTTATTGGGTCTTGGAACTAACTTAAAGTACTACATTGAAAACGGTGGTACTTATTACGACATTACCCCTATTGTTACTTCTAGTAATTATACAAATGCGCTTTCAACTGGATTTACTACGTTAATAAGTACTATTAATGCCAATGTAACAACATTCTCATTGGCTAATGCTACTAATTTTCCAACGCAAGCTGGCATAGTAAAAATTGGCTCAGAGATTATTTATTACAATACTTTATCGGCAAACATAGCTTCAAGCTGTATTCGTGGTTATGCCAATACAACTGCCGCATCTCATACGGCTGGATCAAACATATCCAGCGCTTATTTTTTATGGCGTGATACTAACAATGATGCCAATGATAAAGACTTTGTTATTTTTTCAAATTGTTCTATTTCTTCTGTTGGCGGTATAGCTAACACTGTTATTAATGGAGAACACCAAGTATTTAAATACTCTCCAGGATTAGATTTTATCTTAGCATCTACTTCTGATAACAGTCTTGCCAACGTTTCTTTCGCTACTTCTTCCGTTACCAATGTAGCCAACGTTACGGTTCAATATGAATATCCAGTTGGTTTGGATGTGTATTCTTTAGGTACTGGCTGGGGCGCAGGTCCTTGGGGAGGTACTGTGACCAGTGTTACGGCTACTTTAAGCGCTAATCCATTTACTATTAACAATAGCAGTAACGTAGTTACAGTAACCCAAACTGCTCATGGCCTAGCTAATGGAGCGTATGTAGTCTTTTCTGGCGCTACTGCGGTTGGAAATGTACCAGCAGTTGTTTTAAATTCAGCTTTCCAGATTGCAAATGCAGCTACTAATAGTTATAAAATTACATTACCAAATACGACTGCCACATCTAATGCTACTGGTGGCGGATCTTCTGTAGGTGTTCTTGAACAATCAGGAAGCCAAGGATGGGGCGTTGCTTATACGGGTGCTGGTGTTGGTCAACAATTACGCCTTTGGTCTAATGATAACTATGGCCAAGACCTTGTTATTGCCCCTCGTGGTGGCCCTATTTTCTATTGGACAGCAGATAATGGAGTAGGAAATCGTGCTGAATATCTGTCTGTTTTATCTACTGATAAAAGCTTTAGTGGTGACTATGTTCCAAATAGCACAAACCTTGTTATTGCATCTGCAATTCAACGATTTATAATTGCGTTTGGTGCTAATTCTTATCTTTCTGGGGATGCAAATACAGTATTTGATCCTATGTTGGTTCGCTGGTCAGACCAAGAAAACCCTTACGACTGGGTGCCTTCAGTAACCAACCAGTCTGGTGAGTTCCGTTTATCTAACGGTTCATACATTATGAACGCCAAATCGACCCGTCAAGAGATTTTGGTTTGGACTGATTCGGCTATCTACTCTATGCAGTATTTAGGACCCCCTTATGTTTGGGGATTCAATATCCTAATGGATAACATCTCTGTGATGTCTCCAAATTCTGCTATTACCATTAACAATGTTACTTATTGGATGGGTACAGATAAGTTCTATATTTATTCAGGTCGTGTAGAAACACTTCCTTGTGCACTGCGTCAATACATCTTTGCGGATATTAACAAAGACCAAGCGTTCCAAGTAACCTGTGGCGGTAATGAGGGCTACAACGAAGTATGGTGGTTCTATGTATCCCAATCAGGAAGCCAAGGAAATTCACACCCAGTCATTGATAAGTACGTAATATATAACTATCTAGAGCGTGTCTGGTATTACGGGTCACTTAACCGTACTGCATGGCTTGATTCTGGTATTCGTCAAAACCCAATGGGTACATTTATGAATGGCGTTGATGACGTAGGAAACCCATTAGGTCGTGTTATTTACCACGAAGTTGGTACAGATGATGCTTCTGGGGCATCTACCCTTCCTATTTCTTCCTATGTTCAGTCTTCTGACTTTGACATTGGTGATGGTCATAACTTTGGATATGTTTGGAGGATGCTTCCTGACGTAAACTTTAACGGCTCAAACGTAAATCAACCTAGCGTTACAATGACCCTATTGCCACGCCAAAACAGCGGTTCTTCTTATGGAGAATCGGATATACCAGTAGTAACTAGTGCTGATAACTATGTTAGGTATCCTGAATACACCATTCAGCAGTTTACGGGCCAAGTATTTACCCGTTTAAGAGGCCGTCAAATGGCGTTTAGGATTAGTTCAGAAAATTTAGGGGTAGCTTGGCAGTTAGGTAGCCCACGTATTGACATTAAAAACGATGGTCGCAGATGAGTACGGGCACTACTAAATCCCCTAACTTACCAATTGCTCCTGTAGATTACAGCCAGCAATACCAAGACCAGCTTAATAACGTCTTACGGCTTTATTTTGCCCAGCTAGATAATGCTGGCCCATCTGCCATGTCTACCCAAAGAAATGGCGGTAAGGTCGTTGCAGCAGCCCTTAATTTTAGCCAATCTAACGCTACTAATGTTAGGGTTTTAAGTATACCGACCCAAACTGAACTTGCTCAATTACGGGTGGGTGATGTATATGTTGATACATCTGCTTCAAACGTTTTGAAAGTTAAGGTTTAAATGATAAACTTCAATAAAATTAACCCTGTGAGGCAGAAATGAGCCTAAAAGAAGCAGCCCAATATTTGCAAACCCAAGGCCGAGGCAATGACTCACGGCTTATGCACGTTTCCAACAATGAATTACAGGGTTTACAAGCCCTAGCTAAAGCCAAAGGTGGTTCTTTAACCATCAATCCGCATACGGGTTTACCCGAAGCTGGCTTCCTTGAGGACGTTCTTCCTGTAGCAGCAGCTGGCGCAATGATGTTCTTGGCCCCAGAAGTAGCCCCCTTTATTGGCGGTGGATTAGGCTTAGGAGAAGGCGCTTTAGCAACTGGTGTAGGCATGGGTCTATTGTCTGGTGGCGTAAGCGCAGCTGGTCAATTATTGGGTAGCGGTAAGGTAGATCTTGGTCAAACATTGCGCTCAGGACTTATTGGTGGTGCTACCGCTGGTGCTATGCAAGGTTTTGGCATGGGCGCTCCTACTTCTAACGTACAAACAGCCGTACCAGCATTAGACTTAGCTGCAGCTCCAAGTGTTACAGCCCCTACCATTCCAGGAGCAACAGCACCAGTTATTACAACTCCTGCCCCTGCAGCCCCTCCTCCTCCTGTAGCCCCAGTTATTAATCCTAATGCATTTAATAACACTGTTACTACAGCTGAAGATGCTGCTGGATATGCTGGTTCTATCAATGGAGTACCAAATCAAGTTGCTGGTACTGCCCCATATAATCCAAGCCCCACTACTACGCCCCCAGGTGTAGAAAAATCATGGTGGTCCAGTCTTACCCCAGGCCAAAAATTAGCTACAGGATTAGGCGGTGTTGCAGGACTTACATTATTGGCTGGTTCTAGCCAGCCTAAAATTCAGACTCCTGCATCTACGTCTTATATAAGACCTTATACATATTCCCAGACCCGTAACCCGTTATATGGACAGCCTGGCCAAAATTACTATAATCAAACCTATACAGCTCAACCTACTTATAAAGCTGCCCAAGGCGGTTTAATGGCCATTGGTGGGCCTGTTGAAAGAATGAGCCAAGCTAATGCTGGGGAAGGTACTTATCCACAGGCTTACTTAGACCGTTCTGTTTATGCTGTTCCAAGCCAAATGCCAACTAGCGCAGAAGTAATAGGCGCTGATTATGATACAAAAACAGCTCCTTATAGTGGTGATATAAGCCGTATGGCTTCAGGTGGATCAGCGGATTCTGGCTATATTCCTACATCACAAGCGGTTCAGGACTATAACAAGATGTTATCTAGCCGTGCAACCGAAGAATATTTAAATAACCCAATGCCATCCGCATTGATGCCAGCTTCTCAGCGCCAAGCTTTGATGCCTCCTCCAACTACTCCAACACCCCCACCCGAACCTGTTAGCCAAGATATTAATGGGCTATATCAGTATTACTTAGGTAGACAGCCAGGAAAAGATGAAGTAGGCCAATGGGCTAATAAAATTAATGGCCCAGTAACCCCTGAGATGGCTCAGTATTTTCAACAGTTTACTGGCGGTGAATTAGCTAAAACTGGATATAAACCCAAAGGTCAAGACCCATTCTTAGGCCAAGGTGCTACTCCAATGAGTGGGCCTACGTCTCCTTTGGCTAATTCTGGTCTTCCACAGTACACCTATAACGCAGCTACTAAGAGCTATACACCAGTTGTTCAAAGTGCCCCATTAAACTTTAATGCACCCCCTCCTCCTCCAGTTGCAAACAATATGGATATGGGTGGCGGTGGCGCAAAGGGTGGATTGATGCCTTATGGTTTAGGTGGATATTCAGATGGTGGTCGTTTATTGAAAGGTCCTGGAGATGGTATGTCCGACAATATTCCTGCTTCTATCGGCCACAAACAACCTGCAAGATTGGCTGATGGTGAATTTGTTGTTCCTGCTGATGTTGTCAGTCACCTAGGAAATGGTTCTACCGATGCTGGAGCTAAGAAGCTTTATGCCATGATGGATAAGGTTCGTGAAGCTCGTGTAGGAACAAAGAAACAAGGTAAACAGATTAAATCGGAGAAATACTTACCAACATGATAGAAGTTTCTATGATTCCCCCAGCGTATGTAGATACTTGCTGGGATAAAATAGAACCTTTTGCAGAGAAAGCAGCAAAATATACCTACGGAAGATATACGGCTAATAATATTTATGACCGTGTTAAAGATGATAATTATCAGCTGTGGGTTGCTTATGATGAAGGTACATTTAAAGGTTTAGTAGTAACAGAGATAGTAACTTACCCACAAAGAAAACTGCTCAGTATGCATTTTTGTGGTGGGATAGAGTTAAAAGAATGGAAAGACCCCATGTTGAAGTTACTCCAAAAATTTGGAAGAGACATGGGATGTGACGGAATAGAATCAGTCGGGAGACCTGGCTGGGGAAAAGTATTTGAACAAGATGGTTACAAGGCTTTATGGGTAACCTATGAATTACCAATTGGAGAATAAATATGGGTAAAGGCTCGAACAGTCAACCAGCGCCATCACAACAGGTAACGAATAATACTTCGATACCTTCATATGCACAGCCATATGTAGAGAATATGCTTGGCCAAACAGCAGCATTAACTGACATTAATCAAAACCCATATCAGAATTATGATGGGCAGCGCATTGCAGGGTTTACCCCAATGCAAACCCAAGCCATGACTAATATTGGCAATATGCAGATTGCTCCTCAACTTGGGCAAGCTACAGATATGTCTGGTCAGGCTGGTCAAGGATTTCTTGGTACTACTGGTGCTGCAATGGGTTATGGCCAGCAAGGTTCTGGATATGGTCAACAAGCTACGCAAGCTGGTGCTAATTACCAAAACATGGCTACTGACCCTGCACAAATGCAGAAGTACATGAATCCGTACATTCAGCAAGCTTTAAACCCACAGCTTCAATTATTAAACCAGCAACAAGCTCTTCAAGGTCAAGGCATCTCTGCTAAGGCTTCAGGTCAAGGCGCTTTTGGTGGTAACCGTGCTACCTTGGCTCAAGGCTTAAATGCTCAAAACTATGCTTTAGCTGGTCAACAAGCTATTGGACAGGGCTATACGGATGCTTTTAAACAAGCTCAACAAGCTCAACAGTTTGGCGCTAACCTTGGCTTACAAGGACTTCAAACTGGAATACAAGGTGCTAACACAGGATTACAAGGAATTAATGCTGCACAAGCTGGCTACAGTGGCGCTAATCAAGCAGCAGCTACATTAGGTCAATTAGGCCAAACTCAGTATGGCCAACAGATGGGCATTAATCAAGCCCAACAACAAGCTGGTGCATTGCAACAAGCACAACAACAACAAGGTCTGGATGTTAACTATCAAGACTTTCTTAAACAGAAAAATTACCCATATCAGCAATTGGCTTTCCAATCAGATATGTTGCGTGGCTTACCAATGTCGCAATCAGCACAGACTATGTACACAGCGCCTCCTAGTGGATATTCACAGGCTGCTGGTTTAGGAGCAACTGGTTTAGGTTTGTATGGTATGGGCGGTGGATTTAGGGCTAAGGGCGGTATGGTAGGCGAAGGCTATGCCGAAGGTGGCCAAATTAGTTACAAAACTGGTGGTGACATTTCTATGATGTCTACCGAGCAATTAACTAAGTTATTAGATAACCCTACTCTTAGCCCAATGGAATTATCGGCAATTGAAGAGCAGTTAATGCTTCATGCTCGTATGGAAAATAACCCACAGGCATCTAAGATTATGGGCGGTGGTTTAGATACAGTACCTTCTGGCGATATGTTTCAAGCTGCTGGCGGTGGCATCGTAGCTTTTGCTGGTCCAACAGGAAGTGTAGTCAAAACAAGAAAACCAGATGACGTAATGGATTATAGGGAGTTAATTAAAGAAAGATTAGCTGCCCAAGAAACAGCTAATCCATTTGCAAAATCAGATGAAGCAGCTGCAGCAATTAGACAAGATATGGAAGAGCGCAAAGCGCAGTCACCTTGGCAAGCTCTTGCTATGGCTGGCCTTGGAACCATGGCTGGAACATCGCAATATGGCGCTACAAACTTAGGTTTGGGTGGTTTAGAGGGAATGAAAGACTATATGCGTTCTAATGCTGAAAATGCTGCGGATCGTAAATTGTTATTATCACAAGGTGTAGAAGCTGAAAAAGCTAAGTATGCCCGTGATACTGGTAATTTAAACTCCTTAATTGCTGCTCAAGGCCAAATGGATACCCGTGAGATTGGTCTCAAAAATGTTGGTGCTACAGGGGCTGCTACTGCAGCAACAAGGGCTAACACTGAATACAACAAGAACTGGAATAACTTCCAGCTTCGAGTTGGTGCTGAAAAGAATAATCTTATGAATCAAAAGAGCAAAACTTTTGATTATGAGCAAAACCCAGATAAATTGGATGTTGACGCTTATAAGAATATTTATAACAAAACACCTCCTGATGTTCGGGATTCATTGAAATTGCCTGATCCAAAAACGTATGCTGCTACTGCATCAGAATCAACAGCTCCTGCTCCTGCTGTGGCTCCTGTAGTTGGATCTCCAGCTAATAAAGTGCCTCCTGCAGCTGCTATTGATATGTTAAAATTAAAAGACAGTCCAGCAACTAGGGCGCAGTTTGATGCTATATTTGGACCAGGTGCTGCTAAAAAAGCATTAGGCAAATAAATACTGGAGTATAAATGGCAACACAGCCTGAAGTTAATCCGTTTGCGAAATTTATTGAAGCCCCGCAAACAGATGCAAATCCGTTTGCCCAATTCCTAATACCTCCAGAACCAACTCTTTCCCCAGAAGAGCAGATGATGGGGTCAATAGGCCAGACTGGTCCAGGCTATGGCGTTGTAGATGCCACTAAAGATATTGGCAAGTTAACTGCAGCTGGTGCAGTTACTGGAACATTAGGCGCTCCAGAAGCTATTGAATCTGGTTTTGGCGCTACCGCTAAAGGCACTCTATTTGCCCCAACAGATATAGGCGCAAACGTATTTGAATACCTTGCCGACCCACGCAAGTTAGCCAATAAGATGGCTGGAGCTATTAATCTAGCTCCAATCTTTGAAGAGTCAAAGAACATAATCCCCCCTAAGTTTGATGAAAGTCAACGTCTGGCTGTGGATGAAGTCATTGCAAAAGGAAAAATACCCCAGTTTCGTCAGCTAACAGAGTTTGGCGATACCATTTCTAAAGGCATCCGTGACACTGTTTCGGATGATATGAAGCTGGCTATGGCTGAATCACAGCCAACAGGTAACATTTTGGAAGCCATGCGTACTGGTGACTTTTCAAGCATTAGCATGGGGCCAAACCCTTCATTTATGGGTTTAACTGGTCATGCAGCTAACGTATTTGGTACTGCGCTTCCAGCATTTTTAACGGCTGCGGTTACTAAAAAGGTAGGCCCAGCTGCAGCTATGGGATTCGGTCAAGCTGGATCTGAGGCAGTTGGAGAAGCTCGTGAGCACATCAAGAAGATGTCTGATGAAGAGCTATCTAAGAATAGTCCTTACTATGCCAACCTTATAGTTCTCGGATACGACCCTAAGACAGCCCGTCTAATGACAGAAACCAAGGCATCTGATACTGCTGCACTGTATCAAGGTTCTGTTGGCGCTTTAGGTGGAGCATTTACCAGTAAGTTAATGCATGGTGCTTTTAATAACACATTGTTATCTAGCGCAAAGACTCGCCTTGGAAAGATTGTTTCAGGAACTGCTGCTGGCACTATTGAAGGTGGCGTTACTGAATTTGCCGAAGGTGTAGCAGCTGACCTTGGTATTGATAAGACAGTTGTTCGTGAGCTTGGCGTAGATTCTTTTGCTAACTTAGTATTGGGCGCACTGGGTGAGGGTGCTCCTGGAACCGTAGCTGGTTTTAGAGCGCCTACAGAAGGTCAAGTTGCTCCTCAAGTAGCTCCTCAGGTAGCGCCTCAAGCTGCTCCACAAATTACCCCGCAAGGACAAGTTACTGTTCAGGGATTGCCAGCTACTCCAACAGAATTAGCACCGCCCCCAGCTGTAGCTCCAACTCCTCCAACTACTCCAACACCTTTAGCGCAAGCTCTAGACCCTGAGACTGCCCAGCGTATTAAGGTTCGCTTGGATCAGATGGACAATGCTGAAGTGCCTGTGGTTGGCAGAACTGTTAATCCATTAGCTAAAGAACTTGGTTTAAATGTACCCAAAGGCCAGCGCCCAGAGCAGACCTATATTCAGATTAAAGAAGCCTTAGGATTACCTACTGAGCCAGTAACCCCTACTGAAGCTGCTGTTCCAGAGACTGAGGTAGAAGCCCCAGAAGAGCAAGCTATTCCACCAGTAGCTCAACAAATTCCAGCTGTAGCGCCAGCAGTTGTACAGCCAACTGCTAAACCCGCAGATCCTACATCTAATTTTGCAGAAGAAATTGCATCTATTCTTCAAAAAAGAAATCCAAAATTTAATCTTGGTATTGATTTCATTTCTGCTGCAGAGTCTACGGCATTTAAGTTTGCTAAAGAAAATCCAGAACAAGCAGCAAAAATTGCTGAAGAATTAGCTATTGATCCAGAAAAATATTCAGATCAAACTGGTTTACCTCCTGGAAGAATTACAAGTATTTCTAAAAAACTCAAAGAAGATATAAAGTTTTTTGAGGAATTTAATAAAAAACCAACAGAAGTCGCACCTACACCTACTGAAGTTGTACAAGAACCTGTACCAGTTGAAGCACCAGCTGTTGCTCCAGAAATAACTGCAGCGCCAGCGGTTTCCCCAGTAGCAGCAAAGCCTACCAAAGAAGAGCAGATTGCTATTAATCAAGCTCGTCAAGAGGAAAAGCAAGCTGTTGCACCAGCACGTAAGATTATTCCACAAGATTTTACTCCAGAAGAAATAGCTGCTGCTGGTCAAATTGTTAATAGAGGCAATGGTCTTGAATACATGGATTCAACTAAACCATTGTTGGAAAAATTAGAAAAAGCTGGGTTAATAAACCAAAAAAGAGGCAAAGTATTTATATCTAAAGAGGCAAATGAAGCTGGTATTAAAGATGGCAGCTCATTTAGTCAATTTGTAGAATCACAGGATATGCAAAAGCTCAAGTCTTTCTTGCAGCCAGAGAAACCAAAGACAGTAGTTGAGATGCCAGAGCAGCCAGTTGCAAAAGAGGCTGTTAGGGTTTCCCCTAATAAGATATTTACAGATGATTTAGCTACCAAAGCTCGTAATCGTCTGCGTTCCAAACTAAACCAATTGAACTCTGGTATTGACCCTGAGTTCTTAATTGATGGCATTACCTTATCTGGCTATCATATTGAGAAGGGTGCTCGTACATTCTCAGCCTATGCCAAGGCAATGATTGATGATCTGGGCGATAAAGTTATTCCATACTTAAAGTCTTGGTACATGGGAGTGAAGTTTGACCCCCGTGCATCTGAGTTCACTAAAGAAATGGATGACGAGAAGGCCATTGATTCTTTCAAGTTTGACAAAGAAGAAAGCATTTTTGACCCAGATACTAAGTTTAAGATTGCAGAAGACATTGCCCAGCACTTTGCGTTTGGCAATTCATTCAAGGATATTTTAGAAGCCCGTAAGTTTATTGCTGAAAAAACAGGCAAAAAGATTGAGGCTGGCACTGCTGAAGCTAAAGAAGCTGATGAGGCTATTGAAGTTGGCGTGGTATTAGCTGCTCGTAAGATCATTGATAAAGGCCGTTCAGAGAGCGAAACTTATGATGGTCTGGTAAATCTATACAACCAACAGCCTAATCTGTCTGTGCGTTCATCTACCAGTGTTAGAGAGCAAGCGTATTCGACCCCTGCTCCGCTGGCTTATGTAGCATCTAAGTTAGCGGGTATTAACAAAGATAGTACTGTTTACGAGCCTACAGCTGGCAATGGAATGTTGTTAATTGATTCTAACCCTAACAATGTTAGGGTGAACGAACTTAATGCGTCTCGTTCTGAGATGCTAAAACGATTGTTCCCTAAGGCAGAAATTACTGACAAAAACGCAGTAGATTTTACTGCCACTGGATATAACCGATTAATTGCCAATCCTCCATTTGGGGCCATTGGAAAAGAAGTAACAATCTTTGGTTTTGAAACCAGGGAAATTGACCACGCTATTGCGTATCGCAGTTTGAATGAACTTCCAGCAGATGGCCGTGCAGTATTAATTGTTGGCGGTGTTATGGGCGAAGGCGATAAAAGACGGGAAGGTTATCGTGGCGCTCAAAAACGTAACTTCTATTTTAATTTATATAAAAAATACAACGTAGTAGATCACTTCACCGTTGCTGGTGATTTGTACAAGAAGCAAGGCGCAGCATACCCAGTGGATGTCATTGTTATTTATGGCAAAGGG